AACTTAGATAAAGTTCTAGCATGTTCAATATGGATTAACTCAGCAATAGCCTTATACATATTACCTCTTACATCTTCTGGTATGACATAACGAGTACCTATGATATTAGGTGAGTCAGAAAGAATAGGAGTAGGATATACATTTTGCTGTTCCCACATATGGTACATAGTCTCCATAAACATAGGTTCAGTAAAATGGTCATAAGTAAAACCATTTCCTGATTTGTCTTTGTATCCACCATACATTACAAACTTAAAATCTCTTTTTCCTGGTTTACTTCTAAATATAGGTAACTTAGATAAAACAGCATCTTTAGAAAATAATGTCTTTTTAGTATTTTCAAAATCTCTATTTAGTCTAGTCATCAATTTACCAAAGTAGGAACCATTGATAATCTCATATATCTTTTTACCTTCTACACTCAAATGACTATCTAAGAAAGTATTAGAGATTTGATTTTCTAAAGCTTTAAAGACCTGATCTCCTTTTTTATTCTGAATATCTTTTACTAGATTTTCTACTAGAAGTTTATCAGATAGATCAAGCCCTTCAATACCAATCTGAGATAAGTAGTTGACTAGATCACCTTTATAAGGAACATTGTTTACTAGATTCTTAATACGTTGTTTAACACTATTTTTATTTTCTTCAGTAGCTTCTACACCAGATAATCCAGCGGCATTTACCATCCAATACTCAGGATGATTTTTATCACCTAATGCTTTGAATAGTTCTGTATAAACTGCTTCGGTATTGGCATATTTAGTTTTGATATAAGCCATAAAGCTTTTAAAAAAAGGATCTATACGAGATTCCATCTTTGCTTTCATATCTTCTACATCAATAGAATCTGTAATAACAGAAGCTAGTCTTGAGTAGGTCTCATAGCCATTGTAGGTAAGATTAAATCCTAAACCTAAAGAATCAGGTACATCAGTTTCTATAGAATAAATAAGCTGTTTAATCCGCTTACTTAGTTTTTCCATAGGAGATCTAAGTGAAGCTTTTTCTTGCCAACCTTCTTTAGTAGATTCTTCCTCTATATCTATAGTATCATCTTCATTAATATCTGTTTCTACATCAGGATTAAGTGAAGCAGTATCTCTTTCTAATATAATCTTATAACCTCTTTTACCTAGATCTTTTAGTAAACTAGCATACAATACTCCTTTAGTAGGTTTATCAGTATAACTTACTTCTACATTTCCTTCGTCACTAACACCTACTTGAAGATCAGGTCGAATATATTTTAATACTTGATTGGCTAATTGTACACCATTATCTGGATTATTAACTAGAATATCCAATACAAATTCATACAAAGGACTGCCAAAACCTTCATCAGTAGTAGGTACACCAAATACTAATAATTCATTTTGCTTAATGTCATTATTGATAAGCTTACTTACATTTTTTCTATCTGATAAATCTAGTAGACTATTTACTTTATTCAAGTATACATTTACTAGATATTGTTGCTGTTTTCTAGTTAAACCAGATACAGAAAACATTCTAGGAAGTGTTACAGGCTTAAAGTTTTTGTAGTAACCATTATCTATTCTTTGAAATATATCTTCTAAAGTAGCCTGATAACCTACTAGATCATTAATAAATGCAAGTATATTCTCAAATACTCTACGTAAAAAAGAATTAGATTCTTGGTGAGTAGCTTTGTACTCCATAAATCTATCAGCTCTTTCTTCTTCTGTACCTATCTTAGAAATATACTTTCTTTGGAATGCAGGTAAGATAGCTTCTATAATGTGCCAAGCTTCATGATAATCTACGCCTTCTGGTGCTAACTTAGATAGTGTAACAGCAGAATTATGCACCATACCATAAGCTTCTACATTACCTACTTTAATTAATCCATCAAGAATTTCTACAGTATACTTATTAGGCAATACTCTTTTTAAATAAGCTATAGCTCTATTAGGACTAAGTTTTTTAGCAGACTCTCTTGACTTGTCTACTTTCATAAACTTAGGTGTATCTCTCTTTCTAGCAGCTATATTAAGTACTATTTTTTCAGTAGGTATTTCTTCTTTAATTTCTTGTTGTAATACAGGTTCATCTATATAATCCTCACCTGCTGGTACAGTCATGAAAGGATTAATAAAAGGTTGTACTGCAATATCAGTAGTTAATCTATTCATAATAGATGCTACATAATCAGAGTCTTCTATCTTCTTAAAATCAATCTGTACTTTCTTATTTAATAAGTCTCTGGAAGCTATAAACTTATCTACATCAAAAACTCCATCAGTTTGAAATTTCTTAATAAGAATTAGCTTATGATTAAAGTCAGGTTCTAGTTTACCTTTTACTTTATAACGTACAATTTTTCTTACTCTAGCTAGAATAGCTTTTTCATCTAGTAGTAAAGAAGCTAGTGAAGTTAATCTAGGATCATCTTTTTTAGCTAGCTCTACTGCTTTGAGTTTATCTTCTTCAGGTAATGCTGCTACTTCTTTAGATGCTTTTACAAATAAGTCAAATTCAGATTTTAGTTGATCTACTAAATCAGGCATATCACCTAATTTTTGTGTAGTAACATTAATCCAAACCCATCCACCTGTAGGAGATTTCTTACCTATATGTACAGATCCAGAAATAGTCCTTACTCCTTCTCTAGTTAGTATACTAGAATCATTAGTAATAAAGTCAGAACCATAAGCTTCATTATGCCCTGTATAAATACCAATCTTAAAATTATCTTTCTCCTCTTGTGTTAAAGCTTCTACAACAGGTCTATGTGTAGGTACAGTATTATAAAAACCTTTATGGTAGTATTTGATTTTAGTCTTACCTAGTATTTTAGAACCAGAACCTTGTACCCAAAAGTCAAATGCTTTTTGACGTAATAACTGTAAACTACCTTTATCAGTTTTGTCTTTAACCTTACTAGTAGTTTGTAGCTGACCTATATAGATTTTCTTACCATCTCTTTCTACAAACAGTTGAATAGGTACATTATCTGGAGTTACTATATAAGATTTTTTAGTAACATTTACTTCAAAGAATACATCATATTGACTAGGATCTCCAATAGTATTAAAGAATTCTTCAGTTGCTTGTACATCTGGAGTCCATTCTAAAAATTCAGGAGGATTTACTTCTGGATAACCGTTTTTCTTAATAATTCTTCTGGAAGACCAAGGAGCATACTTATCAGGTTTCTGCATAAAATAAATCTGATTTTGTAGCATATAGTCTTTATACAGTTCTATAGCTGCAATAGTCTCGTTAGTCTGTTCAAAATCTTCTACTGTATAAGCTACCTCTAAAGGATTCTCATCTATAGGCTCTTCTGATTCAGGTACTTGATCTGATAAAATATTCCATTCTATTGTGTCTCCTATTTCAAATTGACTTGATGGAGTATTTACCAGGTTTTGGTTAGTCAAAAGTTGTTCTATTTCTTTTACAAATTCTGAATTATTATATGCTTTTGTTTCATGATAAATTTCTGCACTTTCTAAATACTCATTACTTTCTAATAGACTAGAATATTTATTGTCAAATATCTTTTTAAGTTTTTCAGGTATTGTATCCAATAGTGTATTGTCACCATATAATTTTCCTTGAAAATATTGCATTACATAATCTGCAAAGTTTTCCTCTTGTAGTGATGCACCTGTTTCTTTGCCTTTACCACTTTTTTCTTGTGCTTCATAATGTTTTGCCATCCCTGTTTCAAGTGGCAATGTCCTAACATAATCTCTTTCTTCCTTAGTTAATTTAGTCCATTCGTGATGCCCTAATTCGTGGCTCATTGCATTTGTAACTTGCCTTATATTTTCAAATGCCGAATTATTATTTAAGTGTATCTTATTATCAGAATAATGGCCAAACATTTCTTCTACTGGTCTATTTTCTCCGTGTATTTTAGTTACCCCTAACTTATTAAGTACATTTAAGAATTTCTTATTTTCTAATAGTAGTTTAAAATGGTTTGGGTTTAAGTCTAAATCAATTAATGAATTACCTACTTTATAATAACCACCTTCCGTATGATGCAAATCGTCCAATTCATAATCTGCTCTTTTTAGTTTTTTATCTCTTGAACTTAACTTACTCCATTCGGCTTTTGCTTTTTTAAAGTTTGATAAATGCTGTTCGTTACTAACAATACCTAGTTTTTTACCTATGTTTTCTATTAATTCTTTTATTTTTTTCCATAATGTAGGTTCTTTTCTTGCAATTTTTTCAAATACTTTAGAAGTATCATTTACATTATCTCCTAGTTCCTGTACTTCTCTCGGCAAGGATTGTAAATCCTGGCTGGCAGTAGCATCTAAAGGTGCTACATCAGTTTGATTATCAGTCGATGTCGTACCCTGACTGGTAGACGAACTTTTTAAGTCGTCTGCAAGGTCTTTAATAAAATTATCTTCATCCTCATTTGTATAGTCCTCCAGAACATCTGTATACTCTCCACGTTCCTTATTGTATTTATCAAGTACTTGTCTTACAACATCAATAGAATCTTGTACTAGATTAGCAAGGATAGGATCTTGAATATCATTTAGGTAATCTTCAAAAGTATCGTAGTTAGCAGCAGGAGGTAAAGTCTCCATAGCTTCTTTAGCTAACTTATTAAGTCTATCAAAAGCAGCTTGAGCTAATTCTTTATCTTCTAGTTTAGCAGCCTCACTAAGTTCTTGGTAGTCAGTAGATTTGCTTATATCACTTACAATAGCTTGTTTAGCTTCTGCATTAAACTGCTCTTCTCCCTCTGGAGTATTAAGTTTATCAGCAGCTTTATCTAATTTGATAGCTTCAATTTCTAAATCTACTTTTTGCTTAACTAGATCTTTAGTAGCTTTTGGTACTTTAGGAACTTCAAAATCTCCATCTATTTTAAGCTGTTTAGCATCTGGATCTTTAAGAGTTTTTAAATACTCTTGACGTAATCCTTCTTCTGTAGCTCCTGTAATGTTAGCTAGTCTTTTAGTAATTTCAGGAGTAAGCTTAGTAGCTGCTTGTCTTTTAATATAGGCTTGAGTAGCTACATTGATAGGTAGACTATTTCCTTGATATTGTAGAGTAAGTTCTTGATTCTTTGCTAGAAGCTGTTCGTAAGCAGAAGTATCTTCTCCTGCTTCTTTTGCTTGATCTAAGAAACTTTGATGTAGGTTATTATTAATAAGCTCATGAAACTTAGTAAGCTGCATTTCATGTACTTTAGCAAAATCACCTTTACTTTCTGCTTCTTGTACATTAGTATTATACTTAAATAAACTTTTAAGCTTATTAGCAGCTTGTTCAAATTTATCTTTAAGTACACCAGTAAGTCCAGTAGTTTGTTCTACTACAGCATCTTTAGCTGATTTACCTGCATTTTTAATTACATCTAAAGCAGAGTTTACATTAGCATCAGGTAAATTGTCTACACCAGTTTCACCTAGTTTACTAGACATTTTTTCTATAGCGGAACCAATCAAACTCATACCACCTCCAGATGCAGCACCTACTACAACTGAACTAAGAAATTCAGGATCAGAAAAGTATTCAGGAAAGTTTTGTACAACAGCACCTATAGTATTAAGTGCATTAGAATTCTTAGCTGCTTCTTTACCTACACCATATTGATAGCCTTCTTCAAATCCTTCTGAAGCAGCTACCTTGGCAGATTTATATAAACCAGATTCAGTTATTTTTTGAATTAAGGATTTCTTCTTACCTACTTGTCCTAAAGCATCAATAGCAGACTGTACGTTTCTACCTTTAAATAGAATATCGTACTCAAACATATCCGCTAACATCAAAGGTAAGTTAGCATAATAAGTATTAGCAGCTACTTTACCAGCTTCTTTTCTAGCACTTTCTTCAGTATATCCTTCAGCGATAAGAGATTTATAATGACTATCAGCATTACCAGCAGCTTCCATAGTACTTTCTAATACTCTGGAAATAGCACCTGAAGTAGCACTACGCATATTTAATGCACCACCTAATAGTTTACCTTCTGTAAGAAATTTACCTAGTTTAGGAATTTTAGAAAGAAATCCTACAGCAGCTCCAGTAGGAACCATAAGTGTTAAAGTAGATAAAACACTTGGAAGTTGGGCTTCCCAATATCTAGCAGAAAGTGGTTGGAATGGTTGGTCTGGATTAGTGTAAACGGGAAATTGCTCATTTAAAGCTTCTTTATTTTCCCTCATAGCCTTAGAAAGGAAGTTATCAAATTCTTTTTCAGCACCTACTAAAGCTTTACCATGTTGCTCAAAATCAAGCAAGTAGCCAAAACCTTCGAGAGTACCCAAACCTACCTCACCTAGAGATTGAACAAGTGCATTCCCTAGTGCTTGAGTGTTAGTTTGATTTTGATACCGTAATTGCGCTATGTCATTAGGAGTGTGATACATTGTAACACCTTGATCATACTTCCCTAATTTTTGACCCGGAAGAACATTAGATCCAGTAAAGCCAGAATTTGGTGTGATACCAGCAATTACATCTAAAGAACTAATTCCATTTGGGTCAGAAGCTTCTTTAAGTCTTCCTTTACTCATTGATTACTATTGTTTTTTAGGAGCGTACTGCTCAAAAGCTGATTGTATATTATCTACATTATATTGAGCAGGATCTAGTTTTTCTTCTGCTAACGGTTTTCCATCAGCACCTACTTTAGTAGCTTTATAAAATTCTAAATCTACTCCAGTATAATTACCAAATTCATCTTTTTTAAAGATAGGTTTAGATCGGACTAATTCTGGATTTTTACCTTTAAATTGAATTTTATTCCAACCAGATATTTCTCCTGTTATTCTAGGCTGTAATAATCCTTTTAGTGGAGCATAGTGTGCTGCCTCTTCGTAGTTTACAGGTTCAACTACTACTTGACGAGCTTTACCATCAGTGTTTAATATAGCCATATAAGAACCAGGAAAAAATCCATTTCCAGCTCCAGTAGTTCCATATACAAACAAATTTGATGCTCCTTTTACTTTTTTTACTTCACTAGAATTAACAAGTCTAGGAGCAGCATTGGGAGACAATTCAGTCATTTTAAAATTCTTTAAAGCTCCTGCATCTTCTTGATTGTTTCCTACTAAAAAAGCAGTTTTTGATTTTTTTTCTTTATCAGATAACTCTACAGTATTCATTACCTTATTAGAGGTTTCTAAAAACTGATTATAAAATTTAACTACTTCTTTATTAATTTGTTGAGGAGATTTTCCAGTAGGATCAATTTGACGTGTTACTTGAGATAATCCTGGATGAGTTCTAAACACCTCTTGATCATTAGGTTTTTTAGAGTCTAGTAACTCATTAAATCCTTTAGTAGTATATACTGGTAAATAAGAGTCAGTAGTTTTTGTTTGCGCACCTAAAGCTCCTACACTACCTACTTGGAATGTATTTTTAGTTTCACCTATCTGAACGTTACCATCTTTTTCTTTGAGTGGTTGTGCTCCAAAAGGACTAAGTCTAAATGCTTCAGTTAATATATGTAAATTTTCAGAAGGATTTTCTAAATCATATTTGTATTTAGTATTCTTTAAAGTATTCATTAGATCATAATCCTTATTACTATGCCAAGATACTTTGTCAGAATTAAAAGCATATTTATCAGCCGCATAATCAATAGCAGATGTAATTCTACCTTGTGCTGCTTTATCTCCATACATTTCTTTCAACTGATTTACATAAGGAGCTAGTTCTGGATTATTAGGAAAAGCTTGGTAAAGAGAATTTAGTATTTCATTCTTATCTACACTTTTACCAGAGATTTGCTCTATGTATTGACCATTAGCTGTCTTACGATAACCTTTAGAAAACTCTGTTTCTGCCCAACCTTTTACTAGACCATCAAAATAGTTATTTAAATCTACATCTTTAGCAGGAACATAACCTTGAAAAGTTTGCTTCTGACCATTATTACCATAAGTAGTAAAATCCTGTAAGGACTTTCTAACACTAAAATCTCTAGTATCTTTATTGATGTCTTTATTTTTAGACAGTTCGGTCATGTAATCATTAGCTCTTTTGTAGTTATCCTCAAAAGAATGAAATACTCCTCCAGGCTGTTTAGCTTCATATAAGAAACTATCTGCTTGCTTGAGTAGATTAATACCATCTGATACATTACCTTGCTTAAAAGCCTCTACAGCCTTATTCTTGTATTGCTCTAATGGTTTAATGTAGAGATCATTTACTTGTTGTTGATCATTATCTATATGTAAAGGTCTAGGTACTTTAGATAAAGCATCGTAACTAGTCTGCAAATAAGAAGACATTTTATCTACAACAGATAAGTCAGGTAAAATCTCTTGTGGATTATACTTATAGATAGTAGGATCTAATTGAGCAAAATGCTGTCTGTACCTATTGATCATTAGATTTTAAATTTAATAGCAGATGTAGGATTATTACTTCCTAATAGCTTTTCATCAATCTGGAAATTAGAATTTTTAGTATTAATAAGAGCTAACTCAGCAAAGAATTTTCTTTTCTGCTCTACATTCATTTGCTTAGTAGCCTCTTTCAAGTAATTCTGCTTTTCAAGCTCAGTACCTAGATTATTAATATTTTCTAGGAATGAAGCTTTAGCATCTTGACTCATTGCTCTATTCTGAGAATTAGCATTTTGAGTTCTAATTAATTCTTGTGCATTACCCTGTGCTATGTTATCAGCTCTTTGACCTCTAGCCATAGCTATCTGATCATTATATTGTTTCTGCTGTAACTGACTCAATGCTTGATTTTTACCAGCAGCAGACTGAATAGCATTTATTCTTGAGAACAATTGACCATAATTACCTACTGACTCTCTAGCTACATTAGAAGCTGAATCAGCAGCCATTTGATTTTCTGCTCTCATAGGTTCGTATGAAGCACCTAGTCCAGCAAAGTCTTTATTCCCTTTACCATAATCAGGTAGTCGAAGTTGTTCCTTTTCTTGTTTCTGAAAAGCATCAATACCAGTTCCAATATAAGCAGCAGTCTTTAGTAAACTACCTGCATTCATATTAGGTAAACCAGATTTAGTAGCTGTAACACTAGGTAATACATTTCCTACTGATGGCTTGGTAGCAGTCAAAGAACTTACTCCTTTTGCTTGTAGTCTACCAAAATTATTAAGAGGAGTAGTAGATAGATTAGGAGCATCTAGTTGATTTGGCATTAACTGAAAAGGCATCTGACCACCATTAGGATATTTCATATTATCTGCATCAGGTTGATTATTAGCCATCTCTCTAGCTTCATCATTCTGCTCCATTAGGTCAGCCATCAACTTTTTGTAAGTACCTTTATTAATAGAATCATTTTTGTTACCAAACTTTCTTTCTATCATTTTAGATAACTCAGCAAAAGTCTTACCATCTTTATTAGTTAGTCTATCTGAAAAAATGTAAGGAGCTTCACCCGCTTTACCAGTAAGGGCTGTTTCTCTTTTTTCAATTTCACCAATTTCATTCTGTGCATCAGGATTACCCATCTTATTGATAGCTTGTCCCCCTTGAGCGTGTGTAGGAGCATTATAGATTTTTAGTTTACCGCCTTTAGCATATTGTCTGAAAGGATTAGAAGTCCTATTAGGAGTTACAATAGGTTTAGGTTGATCTATTAATCCTACTAAAGCAGAAGAGGCAGTTCCAAGTCCTGGAGCTACCAAATCAAGTGCAGGTAAAAGAGATTTAACTACACCACCAAAATTATATTTAGGTTTTTTCATCGCATTAAAATTTTCAATTTTAACTTTCAGATCTAAAGATCCAAAAGATTACATCTCTTTAAGTCTGTTACTAGAATTTGTCAAATCCAATATGATCTTTACATTATCAGTAGGATTAAAGAACAACCGAATGTAAAAATACTTATCATTTATTGGAATTTGGTTCCATTGAGACATATTATAGTTAATATTTACAGGTACTTTGTCAGTAAAGTAATTATTTTTTATATCTGCCCAGTTCTTTGAGTATACTAAATTAGATGTACTTAAGTCTCTAATAGCTGCTATTCGATAATTTTGAGAAGCTGCTGTTACTACTTTAGTTTGATTATTCCATCCTGTAGTATATAAAGGTTTTGGTATAAGTTTTTGTAAACCAGTAGATTGCTGTTTAGTATATACCATAAACCTATCAAAAGTAGGATAATCTACATCTTGTTCTCCTATTAAACTTTGTGCGTAATATTCTACAACTTCAAGATCAGATGTTTGCTGACTATGAATATTGTATTCTACTATAAAGTCTTTTTTACTATTAAAAAATCTTTGATAGTTTTGAGAATCATGTTTCCAAATACTATTCCTACCTATTGTATTATCTCCAATGACATATAAGCCATCGTAGTCAGAAAACATTAGACTAGGAAAATAACTATGAAAAGAAATAAAGCTATCAAATATAAAAGAATAACTTATAGTATAACTTTTATTCTCAAAGTAGTTATTGAAAGTAAAATCTACTTGATAGTCATCCTTGTAATAAACTCCATTCTTTTTCTTAATAGTAGAATCTATCTGCTTGTAATCATATTTAGATAATATAAGCCTTTTAAATCTAGGATCATAAGCTACTTGAATATATCCTTCTGTAATATTCAAAGGTAAATTCTCTTTGAACCATTGTTGACAGCCACTAGTAAAATCAGTCAATTCCTTAAAGCCATCAGAGAATAAGAATACCTGACCTGTTTGTGAATCTACAGTAACCCAACCAAATTCAGTAGTACAATGATCTAGGAATCCTAAACCACCACCAAATCCGTAATCTGTCTTGACCATCTGTGCAGGAGGTATACTTAAAAAATCTCCTGAACCTATATACAAAGCTCCTACATCTGTATTAAGCTGTTGTGGGTTAGGAGACAGAGCAAATATGTTTTTAGTACTTCTTACTAGCAATCTATTTCTATCGTAATACAAAGCAGTAATAGGAGAAGTACCTACTGTAGTAAAATTTTCTGATAAATAAATTCTAAAATTATCTTTTGTCTCTTCAGAAAAAGAAGCTAAAGACCAGACTATTCTATTTTGAAATTTATTACTACATAGATTACAATAGTTGTAAGTTAAAGGTACAGGAGGATATATCTTACCTAAGAAATGTTTTCGATAGTCTTGATTGTAATAATAATATTCTCCTAGAGTATCTGTACTATTTAGTGAGCTTAAAGTATTAAGTACTAAGTTTTTTAATTGTATAGCATCAAATCTAGGACTAATACCTGTAGAATCTACTACAGCAAGTTTGTTTAAGTAGTAAGTTATTAAATCTCCACCAGTGTAAGTAAGAAATTGATTCAAACCATTTATTCGTAGTGAGAAGTTAATATCTGATTCTACCCAATAAGGAGCTGTTTGCCCTTTGAATACATAGTCTGATTTACTAAATAATCCATTTCTATCTGTACCTCTAAAATAAATATTATGTACTTGGAATGGAGTTATAAAAGTATCTCCATTATAAAAAGTAGCTGTTGTAGCTTTAATATCTGTATGTAGTAATTTATAGTTTAGTGTAGTTAAATTTTGATAAGGAGTAATAATTTGCTTCTTTAGAATATACTTATTAGTTCCTGCTACAACAGCTTTATAGTTAAGATTTAAGAAATTTACATTATTGGAGAAACTTAGATTTACTAAAGTCTTATTCTGTTCATCAATAAATTCAGATAGCAAATCTATATAGTAAGAGTTATTTACTTTCTCGTATACTTCAGTTTGGTTACTGTATACAGGATTTAGAATTTCTGCTTGTACTCTTAGTTTTCTATTAATACCAGAAGGCAAAGCATAATCTGCATCTGTCTCACCTAATGAAGTAAGATCAATATTTTTTACTATAGAAATGTAGTCAGCTCTAATTGCTTTGTTTGCTAAATCTTCAGGAGTAAATACAGTAACTCTACTAGAGTTCTTTAGTGGCAAATTAAGTCTATCAAACTCAATCCAAGTATCTCCTGAGTTAGCATCTAAAGATCCAGTAGCATAATTAGCATTTTGAAATAAAATACCTCCTGTGTTTACAGTTCTATTATTAGGGTCTCTAGGTACATAAAGTAATCTATATCCTATAGTGCCTGTAGGAAGCGTTACAGTGGCTTTTACGCCTAGCTGAGTATTGATAGGTAAGTTTGCTTTACTAGGGAATCTATGATAGCGTACAGGCTTTCCTTGTAAGTCTCCATATATAAAATTACCATTACAGTCCTTGGTTGTAGGGTAAGTCTCATTAGTTTGATAATAGCCAAATCTACCATCTGGTCTTGCTGTAGAATATACTTTCCAATTGGGTAGACTTACATTATTACCTGATGTTACAGGATTAACTGTAAGGTATTGTGCTTCTGATATAGGAAAGTTCTTTACTTGTAAGTCAGTAGAATCTGGTTCTACACCGGGAATATGAAACGCAGGAGAAAATGTATTATCTGAATAAGCATATTGTATAGCAAAAGCATAAATCTCATCAGATTGAAAAGTAGATTTTGCTTCATATTTGCTAATTGCTTGAGATGTCCATTCTAGTTTTACAGTATTAGCAGCTCTTTGTAAAGTAGAAAAGTCTTTATAGTTACTACTTACATTAGCTCGTACAAGTCTTTTATCTACTATAGTTAAAGCTTGAGAAGTATCGTACACTACAGGATCTACTAAAAGTGAGTCTATAGTAGATCTTAAAGCACCTGACAGTCCTGTATAAGTAAAAGAAATACTTTGTGAAGTAGGGATAAGATTAGGAAGCTCATACACTGCTACACCATTTCCTTCAATAGCAGCAAGTACAAAAAGCTTTATATAAGGATAATTAGTATCTACGTTATTAATTGTAAGCTGAATACTTTTATTGATTCTATTTATACCTCCACTATCAGAATCAAATACACCTAGATTTAAGTTAGGTACATTAGTAAATACTTCATCAGATATGTCTGAAGTTACAATAGCATTACCTAATTCATCTACTAATCTAGCAGCAAAAGAGTAGGAACCTATTTCTATAAGGCCACCTGAATTTTGTAATACAGCAGAATCTACTACAGGTTTCTTTACAGCAGATTGTAATCTAAGCTCGTTAACAGATTGAATTAAGTTAACTCTATCTAAATTAATTACTCTATCTGGATTAATCCCATCAATGAAGTAAATAACTCTATCACATCCATTAAGTAGTCTATATTCTCCTTTAATCCAAGAAGTAAAATTAAGTCCTGAATCTGTATATTTAGTAACGTAATTATCTTTAGTGAGTATACCAATTTCTCCTACTAAGCCATTCTGTGAGAAGATGCACTGCTCACCTCTTTCCATATTGACTACACCATAGATAGTACCAGAAATGTATCTAATTAGTCTATTACCTATTTCATTCTGATAATGATAAGGATTACCTACTTTATCGTCAACTTGTGCATTAAGTGCATAAGTTACTGACTGCTCATTAACATCAGAAGAGAAAGTATCTAGCGTTAAACCTTTTGATGGTCTGTTCATACTGTTGGATCTTACTGTAAAAATTTTCAATTTTGACTGTCAGTCAGAGGTTTCACTTCTGACAGTAGATCTGACTGCTTGCCTTTAAATTATACTAAAATTAAGATGCGTAGAGTGTACGATAGTTACCAGAATATCTATGAGAATACTGTCTGTGTAGTAATGAAGGTACTTTAGTATATCTATGTCCTCCATATACTAACTCTAATTGTTTTACTAGATCAATATTCATTAATGTAAGCTGTGATTTAGCATGTGCAAATAAAGCATTACATTCTTGAGTAAGCATCTGGTATAGGGCTTGATCTTGTCTGAAGTTATTCTGTAACATTAGTTTTTCGTACATGAATTTCTTTTCTATGTACTTAGCAAGATACATATGAAGTGAGTTAGGTTCTTGAGGTATTAGATAATTACCATCTTCATCCATCATAGGTATAGTGTAAGTAACTAGTACTGTACCTTCAGAAAAAGAAAATTCTAAAGTATTACCATTGGCTACATAAGTAGGAGAACCCTCTGTACATAAACCTTTAGAAGTATATCCATTTACTTTCTTAATTGGAGAAGTATTAGGAGTTTGAAAAGTTTGGTTAGTAAATAGAGCTGCTTGATAGATATTAGGCGCTGTATCTGTAGGATTAGTATATACAGATTCCATAGATACTACATTGTAGCTATTACCTACTACATGGTTTGTAATTGTAATAGTATTTCCTACTACTGTATAATCTGTATTAGGAAAAAGATAAGATCCATTTTTAAATACAAAAAGATTATCTCCTTGAGTAAGTACTCCTCCATTTTCTGTCCATACCAGAGTAGCAGGTACTACTTGAGTAAAATTCTGTACAAAAGTCTTTACATCTTTTTGTAATAGATTGTCACCAGAATAATATGCTGATCTAGTAAGTAGGAAGTTTAAGTCATTGAATGTTTGATCACATAGTTCTACTTTAACTTCACGTATAGCAGACTGAGGTAACATCATCCTATGATTAGTAACCTGAAACATATCTACATCTTTTACAGTCTGTATACCAGGAAATTTAAGATTGCGATAACCTTCTAAAGCCCAGGATATGAGTTGATCATTATCTGCTTCTTGATAATGAACGGCTTTACTTACTTGATTGAGAACAGCGTTTATTGGGACAAACATCATTTTTCAATTAACTTGTTAAAAATAGTTACATTAGCTGAATCTATTAATTTGTCTAATGCATTAGGATTAGCTTTAAAATATTCACAACAATGAATATAAGCTACTTTAGGTGCTAGTGAAATATGCCAAAAACCAAAGACATCATTTTTTACTGAACCTACATGTCTAGGTTTAAAGTTAAAACCATTGACTGCATATTTAGTACGATAAACAATATCTTCTTTTATCATTTTAGTACGTACAGGAGATCCAGTTCTTTCCTCTACTTTTTTCCAAGAAGCTAACCAGTCTACTCTATTTGTTAAATCACTCTTATATTTGAATAGACTTACTTTTCTTTGTTTAGAACTAACAGGATATACATTCCCTTCTGCTAAATATTCAGTAGTAAGTAAATAGTATTTCTTAACTAGTCTAAGATAAGTTAAATAAGTTAATTCAGGATGTTTATGTTTATTGTCTTTCCAATAAGCATCAGCAGCACTAAAATAAGTTATCTTTTTAGCCACTATCGTATTTCTGGATTTTTATCTGATGTCGTATCTTCTTTCCTAGAAAAAGAGAAACGTAACAGATTCAATACTTTAAAATAAATCTCATCAGCATCCATTTGTCCAAATCCAGCATCCATATCATATACATCCAAACAAGGATTAGAACCACAGTATTGTATATCTGCCCACTCTATAATATTTTCCCATAATCCATTTAGACGTACTATAGGTAGAGTAAGATTATTATAGATTTGTAGTCTATCATTAATCAAATTCCATCTAGTAGCTTTTGATTTAATAGGATCAAACTTAGAATAAAGTAATTCGGTCTCTGTACTATAGCCAAAAGTATTACCTCCTAAATCTGATACTGTCATCAAATCCTTGTAGCCATTATTAACTACTTTAGGAATAGTATATTTTGATACTAAGATATTACAACCTGTATCACTTACACAAGCACAGTTATGAGCTTTAGCAGGTATTAATTCTATACAAAACATAGACCTATTATGAGGTACATCTAACTTCTCTGGATTTTTACAAGTAGCTATCATTGACCATAAAAAACTATCTGTATAGTTAGAGTCATCTGATACTTCTTTAATTAAAACCCTCAATGTACTTACGGCTTCTCCAATCCTCATAGTAGTAATTTTATAATGTCAGGAGAATTAGGAATATCAAATGGCCTAATTTTATCTCTGACGTGGATAATTTTCATTTTTCCTATCTTTAAGCTAGTATATTTTTCAATACAATGCTTATACATATTTAACTGTAATGTATACTTATTAAAATTACAATCAGACATAAATTCAATAGGTGCTTTCATAGATTGAAATTTGTTATTGAATTTGATCTCTTTGTCTGTCTTATAATCATGTAGCTCTATTTCTCCAGTTAAAGTATTAAAAAATAAAGCATCTAGTTGTCCAGCAATCTCAGCATCATAATCAGCTACTATAAATTCTGACTTTAGTAGTGCAAGATGTCTATTCTGTTCTACATAATCTTTGATTTCTTTATTGACAGAATTCATCTTGCCAACAAAAGCATATTCAAAGATTTTATGCATATCAGTACCTCTTGTTTTACCTTCATCTCCTTTAATAGTCCATTCCTTTTTAAGATCTGATTTCATTATTTTCAGATCATCGTAGTAATACATTGTACCATTGACTCTAATATGTTCATAAGGTACATCTGCTTTACTATGGCTTTCTACATTTAGTCCTATACCTTGTAAGGTCTTGTAAGTAAGCCAATAGTTCTCATGAAAATCAGGAACAAACTTCTTTATGAAAGTAGTAACTGATATAAAAGGTACGTCTTCTTTACCTGCTTCAGTTTTAAAGTACTTGTGCGTATCTTCATAGAAAATAATATCATTGAATGTATTAAGCTCTATAAAGTCTGCCATTAAAAAAGAACCCGTCTTTGTATTCAATTTGCTGGACATGCGTGTTATTATTTTTGTCTAAGTATATTACCATAAATCCATTAATCCATTTACTCTTTTCTGCTAGTCCAATGTAGTTAAATGCTTTGTGATTTTTATCACCTCCCCAGCCTATGTTGTAGCCACTAAATTTATTTTCATAATAAGCTCCCATTCTATGAGTATGAGCAAAAACACAAGATTCATTTAATTCGTCTACATGTTTTTTACAAGCATTAGCAGAAGTCCATACACCATGTAATAAAGTCAAATCACCTAATTGATACCTAGCAGTTTGCCAGTCATCTAAAACTTCCCATTCTCTTTGTTCGAATAGAAGTTTTTTACTTAAATCAGGAATAGAGTATTTTGCAATCTCATTATTCTTCTGCATCTTTTTAACTCGCTGTTCGTGATTACCATACATGTAGGTAACGTTCCCTGGAATTAAATCAAGCAACTCGTTTGTTAAGCTTGTTTCTTCCTCATAATCAGTCCACTTCAGTGCTCCTATATTATGTGAACTCATAGAATGCAAATCTATTCCATCTCCTAAAATAATAGTTCTTGTAGGTTTAATGTCGTGCATAAGCTGCAACATGCAATTATACATTCCCTTATTTTGGTAAGGAAAATGTAAACAACCAGCGATCACGTAATAACCTGTTTCCATTATTTAAATTTAGAACCTATACATTTATAGGTTTATGATCAAGGATAAGTACATCCAAAATATGCAGTGTCACCTATTGTAACTTCTCCACAATTACCAACAACAACAATACGTGCTATATGGTTAAAATTACAAAGTATTGGATAATCTACTGTAGCTACCCCAGCCGATAAAGAAGTAAATGAAATAGTTTCGTAGAAGTTTCCTGGTATTGCTGGAGTACCTGGAGAAGCTATTCTATATAGTTTAGCTCTTAGATTACTCAAGTTAACATCTGCTGATACTGTAACTCCAATTCTAAAGGTATTTGTAGCTCCACCAGAAGGAAGTAAGAAACTACCTGTAATAGTAGATCCAGAATACTGTCTATGCTCTACAGTAACGTTTGTAGAAGTAATTCCTAAAGTGTAAGTAAAGGTATAAGTACCTGAGTTTTTACTAGTATAAGATACTGCTGTAGGTGAAGCTAAGGAAACTGTAGAAGGATTACCTCCTGCTTGTGTCCAAGTACCACCTCCTGAATAACCTATAATCAAAGAAGTTAAATCTATTGTACCTTGATTACATACATAACCTGCTGTACCTGTTCCTGCTGATACGTTGGTAACACTGATTGTAACGTTAGCAGATGTTTTATTATTAAGACCTACACCTTGTACTACAATCGTATCAGATCCAGTAGCAGAAGCTATGTATTGTAGTTGTCCATTTACTATAGTCAAAACACCTTTAGTAGGTGCAGTAACTACATTATAGCTTACAATAGGCACACTAAATCTACCTGCTAGGTTATCTGTTACTAATACATTAACTCCACCACTTAGACTGAAGTTAGAAGCTGTAGGAGTAGGATAGTCATAAGGATCAATATAAATATCAGCAGCATCAGACCATACTCCAGAAGTATTAGCTACTCTTACTCTAATTCTATCAAAACCAACTGAAGTATTAGTATATCTAATAGTACCAGGAGCTACAAGAATAGCTGATCCAGTTGCAGTAGTTAAAGTACCACCGGATACACTCTGCCCTGTAGTAGGAATAAATGTAAGAGTAGATAAATCTGCATTTGGAGGTAGTACTAAAGGATAATCAGTAGTAGTACTTACACCTGCTATTTTCTTAGTAACATCTAAAACTGTAGGAACTCCAGGAACAGAACATAGATTTACTTTTACTGCTACTTGAGAATTTTTAGTAAATACACCTAAAGTATTCTTTATTCTTAAAGTATAAGTAAAATTAGAGTTTACAAAAGGCTTACTAAACTGCATTGAACTAGGTGAAGTCTTAGTTTTTGTAATGCTATTATCATCTAGTATAATAAGACTATCAAGATCTAAAAAACCTACTCCAGTATTGACAAAATTGACATTCCAAACTAAAGTATTATTCTGACAAGCAGCTATAACAGAATAGCTATTCTGAATGACCGGATAAGGTATAGGTAAAGTATAGGTAGATGATGCTGTACAACCATTGCTGTCAGTTACGTAAAGTAGTACTTGAGTATTAGCTACTGTAATATCTGCTTTAGGTATAAGTTGTATAGCTGCTGTATTTACTCCAGTAGCATCAAACAAACCTGAGTCATACAACCAGTACATAGTATATGGTGCAGTACCTCCTAAAATAGTTCCTGTTACAGCTAGAGTACCAGTAGGATTGGTAGTTACTGTAAGAGAATTACAAGGATCTGTAATACTCACTACTTGAGATAATGTACAGCCATTATTATCTACTCCTTTAGCAGTTATAGTAGAGCTATAACAAGCTGTATCTGGAAAGTCAAATGTAGCTTTAATACTAAAAACTGGATTAGTAGATCTACCTGACGGTGTGCTAATATTAACACAAGGTGAAGAAGATGTAATAGTCCAGTCTACATATGATGCACCAGGAAAATTAAAGTTTATAGTCTTTTTGATAGTACTCATGAAATAGTTATTGTAGGAGTAGTGCAAGTAAATGATGTTACAGTAATAGCAGCAGTACAGTTATTAGTTACTGTAAAAGGTGTACAAGGATCTATCAAGTTAGCAGTGGGATAACCACAATCATTTGCATAGTAAGCTAAGAAGTAAGGATTGATTTTACAATTCTCACAAGGCATACCATATAAATGCTTGTTGACTACATTATGAATTACATCCGCAATTGTCATCTATCTCTGCTTTAAGTAAATTGAATAAATTCTTAACATCAGTACAGTTTGCACACTGACCTGCTTTAGATAATAGAAAATACCATTCAGCTACATTAGATAAATTATTATCTACTACAGCTTTTACTACTTTGCATTTATAGCTTTGATCTACAAAATAGCAAGCAGTTTCTTTTGTTACTACATTACCTGTAGAAGTAATTACAAGTATAAACTCATAAATACCATCTTTAGGAGATAGCGCAAAAGTATAATTACCTTGAGTTACAGTATAAACTGCATCATTGATATATAACTTGACACCTGTAATATTAGTCCAAGAAGCTAAACTTGGAGATGCTATTGTCCAGGTGATGTAATCGTTACTCAGACTGACTGTCACGGTATGTAAATTTTACTTTGTTTTTTTAATAATGCAATATAATTAAATAAAGCATTTTATTCTAACTGGTGCTACCACAGCACTCAATATTGAGTCAAAATCCTTTAAGGCTTCATCCCCAAGTACGAGTCTACAAATATTAAGAGCACCATTGCAATCAGCATTTATATACTGATTTTTAGAAGTTCTGAAAAGCCCTCTCTTAACTCTTTTACCAAGATACTTTTCATGCTTCATAATAGGCTCTAAATCTAAAGCACTACATTTTGATGTATATGCTTCTTGTGTCTCGATAAAAAATTTACCTTCCAACTGTGCTTTATACCTTATTTTTTCTATAAGGGTAGCGTGTGGGATTTGAGTAAACTTTCTATTACTATCTTTTCCTATATTAATATTTTGTTTCCAATGTATATTTTTTCCTATTATAATTTTTGAAATATTATTAACATTACAAAAGTTTATTATTTCTCTACTAGTTTTATGAATATAATCTTTTATTTTATTATATCTTTTATATGATAATTTTTTAATTCTTTTACTTGAATAAATTCCTTTTAATAACTTGGATTGCAATAATGCTTTACGTTTATTATAATATTCATTAATAGATTTTAAAGGCTTTCCATTAATTATAAATGCTTTGCCGATATTTGAAACACAAGTAACTAAATTATTAAGACCTACATCTATTGATAACCAATTATCGTTTTCTATTAAAAGTTTTTCCTCTTTTGTATAAATAAATTCTACTACAAAGTGATTTGATTTTGGTATTACTCTACCATAATCAATTTTAGTTAAATTAGTTTTTATAGGTAGAATATTTAACATCTTTGGAAAATGCACATAGCCTTCTTTTATTTTTAATTGACTAGATGTAAATCTTAATTCAGATAACTTTTTTTTATATTTAGGCATTTTAGGAAAGAATAAAAAATTACTTGAATCTTTATAATAAGATTTTTTAGCTGCTTTCCAAGAACTAATATTTCTAAATAGTATTCTTACTATTTGTTGAGATGTATTTGAAGGTAAAGCTCTAAATGTAGGTTCATTAAATTTAGCATAAACACCTGTTAATTCATATTCACTAAACTTTTCAATATTGCCAATCATGGATTGTTTCCAATAGTAAAGAGATTGGTTATAAAGCTCTTTAGCCTTTATACACCATTCTTTCCATTCATTTGTTTTAACTATATGTTGCTCTGTTAATTGCATAATATACTAACTCATTTATTTTTTAAAATGTTGAAACTGTCATTCTTCATGTATTGAGAAGTGTGAACACCTAGTATACCAAGAAAGAAAGCAAGAATGTCAGTTACTACACTAATAATTTCTTGTACTTGATTATCTAAGTGTATAAAATTATGCAAATTACTTAAAATCATATACAAAGCATATAATCCACCTAATGCCATTGCACCAGTAAAAGGATTTTTAAATTTTAAAGCGTCTATAATACTAACTAAGTTTTTCATTTTTAAGCTGATTATTCTCAAGTTCCAATTGAGAGATTTTAGAAGAGTGATCTGCAACTAAAGATCTAAGTGAAGAGTTTTCTTTTTCTAGCTCATGTACTTTGTTCATAAGATTTAGAATTTGCTTTTGTAAATCTTGAACTTCTCTCATTAAAGAATCTTTGAAATCTTGTTCATCTTTTTGAATCTGTAAAGCATTTAGCTTTAAATCCAGTAACGCTTTTCGGTTGGCATATCTACCTCCAAAGAACCAGCCTATAATAGTTGTAACTAAGGCTAGTAGGATATTGGTAATTACAGTCATCAGTAGCTCTTTATTTTGCACGGTATGTATTATTAGGCATTAGGTATCTCGCTAATACCTTGAATACCATATCGGTAGCAAGATACAGCATTTCAAAAATAAAAACTCAATTAATCTTTTGCATAACATAGTATAAACTCATGTCTCTAGGTGCTTTAGATGTACCACCAAACCAAGCAGAAATAGGAATAGTTTTTCTGTAGTTCATAGGATTACCTTGAGTACAAACTATTCTATCGTTTAGTGTAAAAACATATCTACCTTCTCTTAGTAAAAAACTAAAATTAAATAATTGATTTTGTATTACTTCAACTATAGCATCTTCATGTGGATGGTTATTAGATCCATTTAAGCTATAGTTTTCATAAATACAAATTTCAAATCTACCTTTAATTTTATGTGGTCTCCATGCTACTATAACGCTATTCTTAGTTTTAAAAGGGAAATCAAAAGCGTTATAAAAACCACATATCTTGTTGAAGTCATAATTATCCTCACCTAGATTATTATACCAACAAGAACTATCTAGTTTAATACTTCCTTGCCAACTAGCAATATCTGAAATACCACCAGTAGGATTAGGTAAAAAATCACTATTGCCTTTCTTTACGTAATACCTTTTAAGCTCAGTAGTGCCGTTGGTTACTAAGGAACAAGATGTAAAAAGTAGTAGTAAGAAGAATAGTAGGTATTTCATGATTTACTTTTGAACTGAAACTTTAAACGTAGCACTCGCGGGGTCTACCGAGCTAACAGTGTCATTATTAAATCTAACTGTCACTGTGTCGGCAGCACTCACCCAAGCCATATATCTTACTCCGGTAACAGAGCGCAAAGCATTCACAACGCCCAGTGTTACAATATCACCATCTGCTGCGCCTGTTACGGTAATTGTAAGGTCGGATTGGCCTAGTGATGCCGTGCTTGGAAAGTCAAGCGTAGCCGATCCAGATAATCCATAAAAAACTTCTAAACGAGTTGCGGATGGTGTATAAAAAAGCTTACCAGAAGAATTAACTTCAACAGTATTTGCTTCGGGTGTCGTTAATAGGGCGGCACTTGTTGAGGTAAATTTCAACGGGGCTGTTCCTGCTGTTGCTGTGCCTGCGCCAATATGGACTTTAGCGGTAGCTGTTACACCATTATTGAACCCCCAGTTGCCAGTAAGCCCATTTATAAACCCACAAAAATTATTATAACGTCCTGCATAAATCCACAAATCACGGCTGGGAGTTGCTTTTATATCAAAAGCAAACCCATTTGCTGTATATAAATTAAATCCAGAAGAACCAGAACCGTTTGATGTAAGATAAATTTTTGCTTCTGGTTGTTCAGTTGGTGCAACAATTTCTAAAACTTGTGTTGGTGTGGTATTTAAACCTATAAGACCAGTTGAATCTATATATATATAATGGCTAGCATCGTTTTTAATTTCGAGACGACCATTTGAGCCACCTGTAGAACCACGAACACCGATATTAAAAGCCGTTTTATTGCTACCTACAATTGTCATTCCTGTCACACCTGCTGTATTCCTACCGTTAAATTGAATATTAGCTGAATCCAATAACAGTGCTGTTGGTGAAAAAATAAATGAATTTAAACTGCCAGAACTATTTCTAGGAAAAAAAGAAACGTTTTGCCCATAAGCATTGAAATCAAATATTGTTTTACTGTTTCCTCCACCCCCTAATGCTGACCAACGTATTTGCCAATCATCTGCATAGGTTTCGTGCGTTGTTCTGCCCGTAGCAATGTTATATTTCATAAACATAGCCCGAAGTGATTTATTTCCGTTTCTTCCTGCAAAAGTATGATGCCACTCGTTCAAAGTGTCTAATTCTGGCGTCACATAATCAACTTCAAATTGCTGACCGTTTTGAGGGTATCTGCTATCAATCACATTCCCATTCATAGTATTAAACCCTATGTTAAAAAGCCTATCGATTAAACCTGTTCCGGCAACGGTTGAGTTGAAAGCTGATATAGTAGCAAAACCACCCGGTCTAAGTCCACGTCTATCGTAAGGAAAAAGTATTCGATATGCTTTTAATGTGTCTTGCATTCTAAAAGCCCCTTTCACGTATCCAGTATCAACACTCGTATTATAAACTAGCTTTGAACTACCTGCAAAAGTTGATCCATTATTGATTTGGACTTGATTTATTGATCCGCCCGGTGTTCCGCCACCGCCGCTACTCACCGTCCTCGGCGCATATGCCTCCTTAACGTTATCCCAAACAAGCGCCTGCCCAGCACTAGCACCATTTTGAGCGATGTTATTTGGACTAATTTTACTCACTTCTCCTGAATCTACTTTAGCATAAATCAAAGTAGATCCATTTGATTGTAATACCTGCCCATTTGTAGGGGTAGTGGCAGAAACAGATATACCTTGGATAGAAGTAGCATTCCCTGAAGAACCATTAGCTAATTCCCATTGTCCTGTACTTGAATTATATACAAAAGTTTGTCCATTAGCAGTACCAGGACGAAACTTAATAGGATCAAGTGTAAAGTTTTTAATGTATTTACCATCTAAGTTAGACGAGCCTTGTCCATAGTCATTTACTCTACCTGTACCTGTATTAGAAGTAACTGGTCTTTTTGGTTCAAACTGACCAAATAGAGATACAGTAGTAAAAAGTAAAGTAATAGCTAAAATAATATTTTTCATTTCTTTTTGTTTATTGCACTAAATTAATAACCCAAAAATCATCTGCTAAATCTGTAGTAGTCAGATAGTCATATGGCATTCTACAATATCCTCTATCTCCCCATTTTGTACCCCAAGAATTTTTTACTATAAAAGATTTACTAAAATCTTCATAGCCTACAATTTTCATAGCATGTCCTCCTAAAACTCTTTCTGACATACTAGGCATAGGTACAATTCCTGTAGCTGCTACACCAGGAGTTTCAAAACTTTCATATACAGAACAACCAAAAACTACTGGATAACCTTGAGCTAAACAAGATTTAATATCTGTAATATTAGTATTGTCTACTCTATGATAAGTTTGTATTTTATGTTTAGCAGCTTCAGTATATGCTTTCTTAGTTGGTTTCCTTTTAAACTTAATAATGTCATATGGTACAGTTGTTTCACTACATTCACCATAAGTTACTAAAGCTTTAATTCCATCTCGTAATTGAGCACCAGAGTCATAGCCTACTGTACCTTCAATAATGCGTTCATTATAATACAAAAATAATCGAGAACCAGATGTGCTGTATACTCCTTGTTTCTTACGATCAAAATCAAAAGCAGATGTAATAGCATTTGCAGTACAACTACCTAAATTAAGCTGATCAAATACAGGAACATCTTGTGCTCTTAAATCAACCATAGGAGGTAATGTAATAGCATCTAATTGTCTATTAAATTTGTAGTCTCTATGATCTGGTAGATCAGGAACATAACCATACTTAAATTGATACATTACTATTGAATTTTAACTAAGATAAATTCTACACCTTTATTAGTGTAGTTGATAGCAAACGTATTATCAAATAAATCAAATACTCTTTCTTCTGGTAATATTCCTTCTAGTTTAAAAGAAGTTTCACACAATACTTTGATTTTACCTTGTACTGGTTTAACATCTTTAGCTAAAGGTTTTCCATTAGCATCTCCTACTTGTTGTACATTACCTAGAGAATCAATACCAATAACCATACTAGTAGCTCCTCGTAATTGCCATACGCCAGAAAACTTCTTAGCAAAAATCTGAGTTAGAAAATCTTCATAATCTCTTTTGTACAAAGTCTTAATAAATTTCTTATAGGCTATTGTACCTGATTGATTTTTATTTCTAATCAAAGCACTTCTTACTAATTGAGAAGAAGCTAAGTATTCAGAATTTACTAACTCTAAAGATTTTTGTAATAGTGTCAAAGAATCAATCTGAGCGAATGTTTCTGAAGTTAGATCTGAATCTCCTTTTACATAAGAAGTAAGCTTATAAGTAATCTTATTATTCTTCTTAATTTTAGTAAAAGAAATAGAATCAGCCTTTGCTAATTCAGGTAATTGATTTTGTGCAGATACCGTCAATGCACACATAAACATAAAAAAGAAAATACCGTACTTCATTGTGAATTATTTTTAGTTAAAGTTTTTGCAAAGTAATAGAAAAATCGTATGAAATCCAAATACCTAATGGAGTTTGAAAAAACCTAACAACTTTAGGTGTAGCTTTTACTGTAGTAGTTGGATTCTTTACTATAGTATAATTAGGAAAATAATTAGTAGTCTCAATACAGTTATTAGATAATACTCTAAAATTACCATTAAAGTTAGGAGTACCTGTTTCTGAGTTCATGTTTTTTGCATTACCACTGATATTAGAAGTAACTACAATTACATGATCTACCCATCTAGCATTCAAAGAAACAGCTTGCCATCTACCAGTAAAAGCAGATAGATTTGCATTAAAAGTAGAGTCGGGATAATTAGTCTTAGTCATTCTACTAAACATCTTACTAAAAACTACATTACCTTTTTCTGAAGTACCATACAAAGCTTCATACTTGGCACGTACTGCACTTGCTGTAGCTTCATAACCACTAGCTAGTTTTGATTGTAAAGCAGCTACTACAGCTACAGAATCATACAAAGGAGATACAGCATTAATGGTATCACCTGTTGCTTTATAGGCTATATAGACAAATTGTACTTTACGTTTTGCTATTCCATTTTCAATTACATTACGTTTTACTAAACGTACAGAGTCAACTGTATTAAGATCAGGTAGATCAACAGATTGAGCAAAAATGGAAACTGAAAAAAGTAGAAATAAAAAAGTTAAATATTTCATGGTATTGATTTTTATTGTTGATTAGTTACTACCCATCGGTAAATTGATCCCGGTAAAAGCATACAAGTCAAAGTCACATTACCCCAAGCTAATGATGTTGTTGCATCAGTTATATCGTAAGTTGAAAAGGTTGTCGGTGCACTTGCGAGTCCAGTAGAATACCAGATACCCGAAGTACAAGAAACGGTTACTTTAAAAGTTAAGGCAGCATCAGCGGCATAGATTACAACTGATTGCCCAACAAATGTTGCCGATGGAGTAGGTAAAGTTACAGTAGTATTAGCACTCGCACCTGATGTCTGATCGGCATAAACATTTACAGTCTGAAATAGTGTTAAATCTGAACTTGCATCATAATTGGCATTCTGTGTCTGTACTGCTTTTGAAAATCCTCTACCTGAAATTATATTTCCATTTGCATCACCTACAACAACAGACCCTTGAGTAAGTCCACCATTTGGCATAGTAGGAATTTCTCTCCATGCTGCAAATGTATTGTCACGGATATTTAGCCTAGTTGTTGTACTATTTGCAATTACCAATAAGTTTGCTGGTGATGAAATAGCGTCGCGTTGGGTTGTGGTCATTACAGGAGGAAGAAATCCTCTAGTCGTAGAGTTTAGTGAAAGAACTGCGCTTGCGACTACTGATGCATCAACCGTATTATTATCAGAAATAATTGAACCTTTATTTACACCAAATATTATTTGTCGTCGGTTATTACCCGGAAGAATAGATACATCTCTAGTATTCCCTGAACAAATCTGTAGATCTCCACTAGTATTTACGATTATATCCGTATTTGAACCATTTGATATATTTAATTTACTTGATGCTATCGTTGAGTTTATTGTTAAACCGCCAGATGGCGACATTACTAATGTGGATGATGATTGCAAATTCCCATTCGCATCACCAAAAGCGATCTGTGTATTTGGAATTGATGTCTGAGAAGATCCTATCAAATATTTCCAAGAATCAGCATTGTTATAACCCAAGCGTCCAATTGTCGAATTATACACAAACAACCCAGCAGGCGTGGTAATCGTAGCAACCGTTATCACCAACCCCGAACCGCTACCACCACCAATAGTAGCATTCGAAGCACTCAAAACGTCCCCTACTTGATAACCACTTCCCGCTGTTGTGATAGTCACCACTGTAACAGCACCACCAGAGACAGTGATTGAAGCAACTGCGCCTGTACCTGTACCACCTGTGAGGGCAATACTGGTGTAGCTTCCGTTGGTGTAACCTGTACCTCCGTTGGTTAGGGTTATGGTTGCTATGCCTGAATAGTTTGCGGCGATGTTTGCGGTTGTTTGGATGGGGAAGGGCATTGAGCCTTTTGTGGTGGAAGTAACAGAAAATTGAGCTAAATTATAACTTGTCGTAACACCTGTAGGATTTACAGCAAGTGTATTTGTTGAAAATATATAACCGTTTGTACCACCTGAAGCTGTATTTTTATCAATAAGTAAATTATTATTTAAGCCGCCTAAAATTTGAATAGTTGTTCCACTGTTTGCTCTCGTAATATTTAAATTACTAGATGTAGAATTTATAGCATTAACGTTCAATCCATTTCCTACTGTAACAGAACTTAAAAAATTCGCAGCAGCATTAACTTCTAAGCCAAACGAATTTGTAATAGACGTGTTTGTCCCAGCTGATGGTGCAGATCCAATCCTAACAGTAGAAAAACTCGTGTATGTTGTTGCGTTAGTTGAATTAACAACCCCGCCATCAAAACTTGACATTGAACCAGAAGCAATCGTACTTGCTCCCGATGTGTTCGTCACTGTCCCCGTCGCCACTCTAAATACATAACCATTTCCAGATAAATCACCTGTACTTGAATAAGAAGGTGTAATATGAACTTGAGAAGTAGGACTTGCTTGATTAAACCCAGTGAATCCAGTAAAGTTATTAACGCCACTCCAAGTTTGAGTACTTTGAAGTAAAGGAATAGTGCCACTTGCATTTTGCAGGGTGTACAATCTGTCTGCTGTGTTTGATTCTGAAAACCCATAAACAAATCCAGAAGCATCTTTTACACTTAAAGCATTACTTGCATTCGCATACAAAGCTAAACCACTCGAAACCGTTGTAGGTGCAGCCGATTGGTTTAGCATACCAAAAAAACCAGCTCCACCAGTGCCGGTTAAAGTACCACCAACTGCTGAAAATCCGCTTGATGCCGCAGGACGTGGCGCATATTTTGAACCCGTCCAAGTTAGTACATCACCAGTATTAGCTAAAGTCTGCGCTATGTTATTGGGGCTAAGTGCAGCGGCTTTTGTTGAGTCAACAGCGGCACTTGCTATCTTTATCTTTGTTACAGCGCTGTTGGCTATAGTTGTTGCGATAGCACCTGTTCCAGAAGCCGTTACATCACCCGTTAAGCTGGTAATTAAATTAGAGGTTAAAGCGATAGTTCCACTAGCATCTGGTAAAGTATAAGCCCTATCCGCTGTATTAGAATGCGGAAAGCTATAAGTCAATCCCGCACCATTTTTTACTGAAAAAACGTTGGAAGAGTTTGCAAATAAAGCCATCGAACTTGGAAAAGTAGTTGGATTTGCTGATTGACTTATCATTCCAAAGAATCCTGTGCCTCCTGTTCCAATTATAAATCCACCTGTTTTAGGATAATATGTTGCCCCAAGATTGAGATTTGTAATTGACGTCCTAACATAAGCTTGAGATGCAACAAGGGCAGAGTCAACTCTAACTGTTTTAGTTCCCTTGATTGTTCCCCATCCGAATGTGCTGGGATAGATTGCCAACATTGTGGTCGTATCTGTTTTAAGTATGTACGATGTTAGGTTTGATGTCAATGCAAACGTTCCAGTTGCATCTGGTAAAGTATATGTGCGATCTGCCGTGTTCGCTTCTGACAAGATATACGTACGACCAGATGCGTTTTTGACACCTAGGGCACTTGCGGCATTTGCGAAAATACGCAAGCCACTAGATGGTGCACTCGGATTGGCTGATTGAGAAGGAAGACCGTAAAAACCAGCACCACCTGTGCCAGTCAAAGTTCCACCAAGCAAAGGAAAGTATGTAGTACCTAAGTTTAAATTTGTAATTTGCGTCCTAACATAAGCCCGTGAGGCCGCCAAAACTGAATCGATGCGAATTGTTTTGCTGCTTTTTAGCAATCCCCAACCAGGTGTAGATGCGTAATTAGCTAAAAAAGCTGTAGTATCTGTCTTTAGTAAATAAGGAGTTAAATCAGTACTAAATACTACCCAAGTATTAGGTAAAGCAGATAATCTATATAATAGGTTATTAGAATTGACAAATACAAACATACCTACTTTTCTTCTTAGAGTAGGTATATTATTTCTTTCTGTAGTATCTGCAACAGACCTAAAACCTCCTCTAGCTAAAGAGTCCATGTGAGTAGGATAAGTACCTCCTCCAATAGTTTGAATATATCCTGCTACGTTAACTTGAGCAGAAAGTGATAAAGTAAAAGCTAAAAATATAATAGATAGTAATAGTCTCATTTTCTTTTAATTTACACTAGTAAAAATAAATGCAGTATTAGAAAAAGTATTATTACTAGTATATACATAGTAATTTTGAACATATCCAGAAGCATTAGTTACTGATACTGTAGATCTAGTAAATGCTCCTATAGATTCTAAACCTGATACTATAATTGAAGTAAGAACTCCAAAAGAAGTAGGATAAGCATAATACACATTAGAAGGTGTTCCTACTCCAATAGATACAGAAAACCCTCCTTTAGCTGCTACTGTAGAAAATTCAGATGAACCTCCTGTAGTAGATATAATCTGAGCAGATGTAGGAGTACCTATATTATATCCCCAGTATTTTTTTGCTCTCCATAATAAACTAGTAGAAGCTCCAGATCCTTTTCCATCTGCTGTAGTACATAAAGAACTAAAAGTAGCATCTACGTTTCTTGTAGTAGTTGTGTTTTGAGTACCTGTTGCTGTAGCTCCTGCTGCTGGGTTAGTAGATGTATTTACTCCATTGACTGTAAAACTAGCAACTGCTGTAGCATTAGTAGGTCTAAAAGCAGACCAGTTTAATACTAACGAAACTGCACCAGAACCAGACATTAATTCAGTTGTAATAGTCTGTGCTGTAGTACCACCATAAGTAGTTGTTAATCCTAAAGTAATAGGAGAAGAAGGAAAAAATACTTGATCTAAGAAATCTTGTACTGTTGTAGTAGTACCCATATTTTGACCATTGAGCAATGATCCAGTTATAGTTCTATTACCATTATAATTTGCTGAAGTTGAAGATGCAGTAGATAAAGAATCTAATCGTATAATGGCATCATTTAAAATAGCTAAATTAGTAGCATTAGGAGCACCATCAGCAGCTATACCTAATCGTCTTACTGAAGTATACCTATATATTACAGAATTAACAGGAGGTATAATAGTAAGTGTTGATGTAGAATCTATAACACGACAACTAATTAAATTAGCACTTACAGATAATATAGAATCAATATGGAGTTTGTAATACTTAGTGCCAGATAGTAAAAAAATCTTATAACCTACAGCTACCTGAGAAGCACTGTATTGTGCGTTGGTATTATTGAAAAAACCAGTAAAGAGAAATTTATTAGTTACTCCTACTCTACTAGAAGAAGCTATATTAAAAGAACCATGAAATTTTCTTGATACTGTTTGACCTTGTAAGAAAAAAGGAAACAGTAATATAATTAACAATAGTCTCATTGTTTTCTATTTAGTAACACCCTATGATAGTCCAATACAGGAATGCATCCAAACCTGTTATTTTTAAAGTAATGTCTCCTGATCCTATAGCAACTATCTGCATTTGTGGACTAGGAGATTGATTATAAATAAAAGGAAAACTTGTAGAAGCACCACCTACTGCTTGAGCTGTAGTGTTTAACACTTGTAAAAGTGGAGGTTGAAATGTCTGTACATTGGTATTGTAGATCATGGTATTAATGACAACTAGGTATTCTCCTGCTATTAAGTCAGAAGCCCCTCCATTTATTGTAAACTTAAGTAGTTCACTTTTTTCAGGTACTAGTATACTGCAAGAGCCTGTTTGCTTTACGGCTATAATATCTCCACCACCTACTACATATACATCATTAGCTGCTGCATATCGTTCAATAATAGTAGATTTTATAGAACCTTGATCTAAGCCTTCATTGATAATATCAAACAAGCCTAGAGTATAGTCAAAATTGTCATTAGTTCCACCATAGCTCTGTCCTTGTACAGGCTTATTTCGAACTCCACTTTTAATCAAGCGATAATCTTTCATGATACGTATTAAGGCATTATAATACCAAAAACATAAATGTCTGCTGTTGCTGCTGCTCCTTGAGCTGTAGTCAAAGCAAAATATAAGTTAGAAACACTATACTGCTCATTAACAGCAAGTGTAAGGTTCAAAGCTTTAGCAGAAGTAGTAAGTGCAGTATATGCTTGTGATGCAGCTACTACAGCAGTACCACCTTTAGAAGCAGCAGTGTAAACACCACCAGCAGCAGTAGTCAAGCTAATAGAAGCATTACCTACTACAATACGAGTGATCAAACACTTCTTAGTACCAATCATAGCAACTGGAATAATAGTATCAGTAGTTACGTTCATGTTAACTCCTGTCTTATATCCAAGCAAGCATTCTGTACCTACAGTAAGGAAAGAAGTATCAGCAGTAAGAGTAGTAGTAAGAACCCCATCATTGTACAAAGTATCTTTAACACTTACTGAATAGTCATAATTGGAGTTAGAACCACCATCACCAAAGCCCATAATGCTCTTAATCCGCTTCTTGCTAAAACTATTTTTTCTGAAAAAGAAATCAGCCATTTTAATTAGATTTTTGAAGTTAAGGGGAAGTAATATACTTCCCCTCAGAAAGAAGACGGTTAGACAAAAATAGTACTTGTCGTAGCACTACCATTCACTTTGTAAGGTAGGCATTTGATCAACCATGCACCAAGGATAGTGTTAAGGTTGGTTACTGTTGTAGTTGCAGAAGTAGTTACTGTAATACCACCAGATGCAGTAGCAGAACCAGAGTCGTCAGTTGCAGGTAGCAAAATCCAAACTCGTACGTTCTGGTGGTGATCATCATCATAGTTAGCTGATCCTGTCAAATAGTCGATTGCAGTTACAGTATAGCTGATAGTCTCATCAATGTATTCAGGATCTAGCAACAATTCGTCAGCAAATCCAGTCAATTGAAGATTACCACGTTGCATTTGAGCACGTTCTTTGAACCAGATACCTAGTGCACGTCCATTTCCTTCTGCTTCACGAGCATTAGCAAGACGAGTTTCAGTAAAGGTTCCATCAGGCCAGCTAAGAGTAGTAGAAGAAATATCTACTTTAACTTGTGCGATGTCATCGTATGCATTAGCAAAAGTGTGATCCAATCCCATTACTACAATAGCATCAATGCTTTGGCTGTGTGCTGTTGCTGGGTTAATGTTTACAATCTTAGAAGAAGCTGTAATTGAAGCAGAGTTAGCAATCCAGTTGTTGATAGTCTGAATCATCCCTTTAGTCATCACTACAGCCATGCTAGAAGTACCATCAGTAGAAAAGTTAACTGAAGTACCAGCAGTCAAAGCACCAATTGCAGTACCAGTAGCAGAACCACTGATATTAATACCAAACACTACATGATGACGACGCTGACCTTTATTCTGGTAAGTAGGCATAATTGTGTTAGCAATAGATACCTTATTTGCATTGTAAGCAATGTTACCAAGAATGTGGCTAGTAGCTGAAGTAAGTCCAGTGAATGAATCTGGAGCAGTAAAACCTACAGTGTAACGATCTACAGCAGAACCGTAAGTGTTGTCTTTACGAACTGAACGGTAAGTCAAGTTCAAAGCATAACGGTTTCCGTTTACTGGAGTAGAAAGTCCTGTGTAGCTAATAGAGCTGTGCAAATCAATTACAGGAAGCTTAGTAGATACTTGCTGAATCTGATCGTAAAAGATGTCAGGAGTAGCCATGAAAGCTTGAGTTTCAATACCATTCCAGCCAAGGTTACGGCTAAAATCAGAAGATTTAGGAGTTCCTTGTACTACACGAATACGGTTAACTGCTGAAGTAGTTTCACCACCTGACAAGTAAGCACCTGAAAGTGGGTTAATTACTCCTAGTTGTCCGTTAGTCAAGTTTACAGAAGAACCAGTTGTCTGGATGTTACCAGAGTTGCGAAGCCCTTGATTACCAGAAGCTACAATGAAGTATTCCTGATAGGGCTTGTTAGTTTTTTTATTAGCCATTGTTGTAAATTTTTAGAAGCTACAGTAGCTCTTTTATTTTTTGTTGTGATACACTCAATTCGTTAAAATTACTATACCGTCTATTTAATTCCTGTACAGCAATTGCAACCACTACATTGATATAATCATCAGGTAGATCTGTATCTGACTTAGGTTTGTTTGGTGCATTTACATTATCTTTATTTTCAAAAGCAACATAAGTACCTAAACACACTTGATCAGGAATTTTGATGTAAGTTAAGAAACAATCTTCAGGAATAAACTCATTATCTGTATAGATATATAGTTTATCGTTCCTCTGTGCAATAATAGCTCTTTGCCATTTCTTAGAACTTTTTCTATGAAAGTTAATTTGTCCAGAAAAAAGTTCTTGATGTTGTTCCCAGTCTCCTATAATTTGTAAGTCACAATCTCTTATAGTAAACTTACAAGCTACAGCAGATTTACAAGGAACAGCAGTTTTAGTTAGGTCAATTTGATAAATATCATTTGATAGCTTTTCCGCCTTCATAAATGGTTGTTCAGGAAAAGATCTAACTAAAGTCTGCAACATATCTATTCGTTGCTGAGTAACTTCAAATCCAAGATCATAGAGATTTTTATTCTCTCCATGTAAGAACATCTCCACATACTCAAATATAGCCTTATTAAGAATCTCATCCTTTTCTGGATCAGTCAGATACTTTCTATGATTATTAGACTGTCTATTCCACTCTAAGTCTAATTTGAGATGAAGATCTTCTACTCGCATTTAACATCTTTTTGTTTCAATTCACTTATCAACTTGTAATATAGGTTTTCAGAATCAGCTTTCTTAGGATTAAATGCTTCAAACTCTTGCATAAAAGTTCCTTCAATTTTCTGAGTTGACTTACCTAGATTATACAAATTGTCAACATCTTTTTGGCTTCTCCAAATAATAGCACCACCTGAGTTAATAAAGACATTAGTATTCAAAGCCTGTGCAATAAGATATTTAATCTTAAGTCTATTTGGTTCTTTAGTTAGAATATCCATTACCTCATTAAACTTAGTAATACGTTCTGCTTGTGTACCGTTATCGTTTTTCTTCTCATCCATGACATAATCCTGGATGGTAGATTCTACAAAGCTACTAGACACATCTCCTTTAATAAGGCGAAGGTAAACAGCAACTTGATACTGAACGAACGTAGGATATTCTCTCATCAACTTACCTAGATTGTAAGTACCAGTAAGAATGAAGTTTCTCTTAGTTACTTTATCCTTAATAGCTTCTTCTTCTTCTGCAATGTAAAATTCATGCAAATCAGGATTTACATCATCAGCAGAATTAGCAATCATACTATGTGTTTTACATAATTGAATTGCTAATCTACCTCGTGAAGTATCAGAAGAAAAAACATTAGTACCTTCTTGTAGGTAAATTTTAAAGCCTTCCAAATAAGTCTTATTAGACAAATTCTTCATCAAGTTAATATCCGAATAAGCTTGAGCCATTGTCGGAGTAGTAACATGTACAGTATAAGTACCTCTTGATACTTTATCCAGAATTTCAAGATAGGTTTGCTTTGTAATGTTTTTAGCTCCTCGAATAGTAGTATCCCAAGTTGAAGCCCAAGTATCATCTAGTCCTAGTTCTTCTTTGTCTTTATCAAAGAAATCATTAGGAACCATTTCCTCAAGTCCAGTAATCAACTTAGTACCTTCTCTTTGGAAAGTAAAACAAGGAGTAGCCCCTCTTGCTTTTGTTCTGTTAGTAGGTATTGAAGTACCATTGTCAGCAACAAACTCATAATTGTGTCTACCTTGAGCAGACTGTCTAAATACAGACACTACATAAATTTTCTCAGCCATGATCTTAGCTCGTTTCGATTTTTGAAAAAATGTTATTCTAAAAATACTTCTTCAGGAATTGTAGAATCTTCAGTATCAAAATTCATATCGTCAGATTCTATAAGTTCCTTAAAGTTATCTCTCTTTCTTTCTGAGAAGTAATTACAGTCAGAATAAAGAAACTCAAGAATTTTTTTAACACTACCATTTGAGTATCTTAAATCTCCTATTTCATTATCTCTGTCTTTATGACGGATGTAAATAGAAGTTTCAGTTAAACCTAAATGGTGTATCAAAACTTGTTGTACTTCAAGTAAAAAAGGTTTGTTACCAGTAAAACTTATATTGGGTCTACCTCCTGTATACCAGACAGAACCATCACCATCATAATATCCTCTGATAAAGTGTCTAATCAAATTAGGATCAATATCAGGAATATGTTCTAGGATATGTGTTTTGTTTTGTACACAACCCCACTTAGCTAATGCATCACACAAAATAGGACTGCATATAGTCATAGTATAGAAATCCTGATGATTCTCATTCTCTCTAGTTCTAATGCCTATAGTATGTGTAGCACCAATAGCTTCTTTAAATTTATAAAGAAGTGGGCTATCTCCTTCAGCAAATCCTAACTTTATGTAAGTTTTTTGCTGGCAGTTATAACCATCTGCATAGAAGAGTCCAAGAAAATAAGCCTTGTCTTGGGTATCAATATTATCAAAATAATGATAATCGCAAGTGTAAGTATTATAATCTGCCTGTTCTCTTTTCATATCTTCAGGTAGATATTTCAATACAGTAGGTTTACCAATATCAAGTTGTTTAGCTACTTTAGCTGCTGATAACCCTTGCTCATAGAGATCGTAGATTTGAAATCTAATTTGAGTAGTAATTTCAGTTTTTACTCGAACCCATACCTTATGTTTACGCTGCATTTTCTCTACATAAGAATTACTTACTTTAAGTCTTTTAGCAATGTCAACTATACTAAGTCCTTCCTTTGTAAGTTCCACTACTTGTAATGCAACTTCTTCAGGAATTACTCTAGGTTTAGGTCTAGTGAACTCAACTCCTTTTTCTTTTAACCAAGTTTTAATAACTGGTCTTGAGATACCTACAATCTCACTAATCGTTCTTAATGAGGTTTTTTCTTGATGAAGACAAAGAATCTGATCAATCAGACTCAATTTGACTTTTTCGGAAATAGCATTGTAATGTGCCATAGTCTATAATTTTTTACAAAGATAAACTATGGCTTTCTTATTTCCAAATGTTTCTTACATTAATCCCACAGAATTATTCCCAGACTATTTTTCCACATGAAGAAATGTCCCATGCCCCCAAACTACCCGACAATTCACGCTTAATTGACAAAGTTTTGCCATCACGGTACACGTTAGAACCATCACGTACAACACCATTTTTGAAGTCAATTGCGTTAGCTACAGAGTAATAGTAATCTGCCATGTCTTCTACAGCCATGAAGATGTTTTCACCTGATGCATTTTCGTCAGCGTTTTCAGACTTACCAAATTCCATAATGTCAATGTTGAATGACTCTTTTGGAAGGTAAGAACCTGGAGCTTTTTCTTTGTACAATTGATCATCATCCTTAGAAGGATCATACATGATTTGTACATCAATGCCGTTAGGGAACTTAATACGAGTGAATTGGAAACCAAATTCTTTTTCGTATTGGTGTACTCCAGTTGGTTCTGGATTAGAACGAAGTGCAAAACCTGGCTCCAATGTTTGGAATACTGATGCGTTCTGTGCAATCAAGTTGGACAAATAAGTAATAGCACCTGTACCACCACAAAGAATAGGCTTACGATTCATGAAACCACGACGACGGAATACAATCTGATGCAAGAAATCATAAAGGTCAGCAAGAGTAAAGTTACCATTGTGTACCATCAATTGACCATCACGAACTAGCTGTCTCCAACCTGGAGCAGTTTTGATTGCACGCTTAGAATCCATGTCGTTGTTAATCTGCAAACGACCAAATTCACAAGCCATTTCACGGTCTCTCTCAGTACGCTCCAACAAACGTTGTTCAGCTTTAGTGATAAAGAAGCCTTTCTCAATCTTTTCGTTAGTACCAGATTTAGTCAAAGAAGTCTGATATACATAACCACGACCAAATGCATCATGATACTGCTTACCTCCATTACCATCTTGGTAAGTAGATTTGTTAGCACCACCTGTACGAGCAGCAGCCAATTCTTGCTTAACGAATTTGTCTGTAAAAGTTACTTCATTACCATACTGACCTACAATAGAGCGCAATTTAGACATTGAGCTGTACTGATCAGTACCGTATTTGTCGTTTTCTTCGTTAGCTACACGAGTAGACACCCGAACAAAAATACGACCTACTTCCAACAAGCTAGAAGGAATCCAAGTATTAGGATTGCTGTCTTGTAGTTCACAAGTATACTTCCAAGAGTGACCAGCACCAAGAGGTTGAGCTACATCAAGGATGTTAATCAGTGGAGCATCATCAGATTCAGTCTTGATCACACATGGTGTTTTCAACCAGTTGCGGTCAAGTGCAATTTCAAATGTTGCATTGTTTTTACCAACTTGAGATCCACCAGTTACCAACAATTCGGTAGAACGGAAATCAATATCAGCATCACCTACTACTGACCATTGGTAATCATTAGTACCAGCAGGTAGTTTGTGAAAGTTACCTTGAGCCATAGTCAAATAAGTCCAACGCTTATTTGTAAGACCAAGAGAACTTGTAGAGGAGAAAAGACGTGAAGTCATTACTCCAAAATCAAAAGGTTTGTCGTCACGAAACAAAGCAGCATGTGAGGCACTGTCAAAAAAGTTACCACCGAAGCCTTTGTATTCACTGACGCGAAGTTGCGCTCTGCGTTCCATTTATAAGAATTTTAATGTTAAAGTTCTAATTCGTAATCTTCTAAATTCAATCCTCCAGTCTGATAATTTTCTTGCTTACTTGTAGCAGAAGAACCAGACCAGTAATTTTTTATTTTATCTGCTACTTTTTTTGTAGTAGTAGAAAAAGCTTGCCTAGAATATCTTTCTAAATCTAGTTTGCCATCAGCATAATGTCTTACAAAATCTACTAAATAAGGAAGTGTTTTAGGATCTTTGATCATAGCTGTAATCTTGTTACTAAAGTTACCTGATTGTAATTCAGTAGCTACTTTAGTTTTTACATCTTTTGACCAGTTCAATTCCTTGACAGTTTCTACAAAACCTTCAATTACTCTAGCTTGTTCTTCTTCAGATTCTTTCTTTTCATCTTTAGCTTGAGCTACACGATCTTTAACTGTATTAGAGACCAAATTCTGATTCTTAGCAAAAGCTCGTTTAGCTGCTTTTTCTAGTTTATCTCTGTACTTCAAATCTTCAATCTCCTCTTCAATTTCATCTTCATCTACTCCATCTTCCTTCAATACCTTACGCATAAATGCTTCTTGATCTTCTGGGTTGTCTATATCAAACACAGAAGAATCAACAAGATTCAATACTTCTTTAAGTTCTGTAATGGTAAAGTCTTTGCCTTTAGTAAGTACTAGGTCAATAAGAGGTTGGGCAAAGTCAGGAGCTTTGGAAATGATGTCTGATTCAAATTGCTCAATAGCTTGAGTATATTGGAGATCTAAAAGATTTTGTAGACCTTCAGCAGTACCATCAAATTCTTGATCTACTGTAAGAAAGCCTTTGTCTTTGTAGTACTCATAAGCTGCTGTCGCATTAGGATCAAGTACTTGCTCTTGTCCTTCTGGTAACTCTTCCTCATGAGTCGCTTCGGTGGATTCAATCTGATCATCTGTGATCTCAAAATCCGGTAGGAATTCATTCTGCATACAAATCTATATTAAATAATGAAACAATGTTTTACTTTTTAGATGTTTTATTAACAGTTCTATTAGTCTGATAGCTAAGACTTCTTTGTCTTAGCAGTCTTCTGCCTATTTGCTTTAGCTTGCTGTGCTATCTTTTGTTCCTCTAATTGAATCTTTTTTACAGCAAGCATAGTCTCAACTCCATCATTAATGCCGTTTTTATCAACATCTTTGTCAGGTGAGAAGTCAGAAGTTTTTAAAGCTGCTATTTCGGCATCTCTATCTTTAATCAAATTAATTTCTTCAAGCTTGTTAGCATGTTGTTTATCCAGAGCATCTTGTTTAGTTTTTTCAAGATTAGTAGCCTGCTCATAAGCTTGTTTCTGCATAGCTTCTGCTTGCTCTCTTTGCTTCTTAGCAGAGATAACTAGCATCTTATGTACTTTCTCTGGACTCTCACCTCTAGTAATAGCCATCACCAACTCAGATATAATTTCTACACCTTCTCCTCTATTCTGAGCTAAAGGCTGTAATCCAAGTTGTAATATAGTTCTTCTATAATCCTCATTGTAAGTAGTGTCAGAAAGGTAAATACCTAGTCCTTCATTATCTAAATACTCTGGTTTGATTGTCAATAACTTTTTAGAGCCATCAGGTAGATTGTAGTTTAGGTAACATTGCTCTACATCAGGATTATCTTCAAAGTAGTTCTTGTAGTAAGTAGTAAACTGAGATAAATATTCATTGAGTACACTCTTCATCAAATCATTATGTACATGATAATACTCTTCAGTCATCGTATAAGAAGAAGTAACTGCTGCTTGATTATCAGTTACATTAGATGAAGCTGAATACATACCAGTAGCTTGAATAGGAACAAGCATCTCTAAACCCATTTGTCTATCTAATAGATCTAATAAGTTTTGCATATTTACTATTTCAGCAATAGATCCAGCTACTTCAGCTCTTACAGGAGATGTTTTTTGATAATCAGGTAGACCATTAGCATTTTCATTAGAGTCATAGTAGCTATCACCTAGTGCTCTTCTAAAGTGTCTCCATATTGAAAGTTTATCTGCACCTTCATACAGTGGTTGACCATTTTCATCTAGTGCTAAGTAGTCAGGTATTTTAGAAGCATCAATAGACTTAATAAACCCTTCATACTTAGAAAGTTCTCTAAGCTGTAAATCCTTTACAAAGATATACTGCATCAAGGTAGATACAGCTCTTTGTACTAATGAGATAGGTTCAGCATTTAAAGAGGTAAATATTCTACCTTTTAGTGATAGTTCAAAATCATAAGGATTGTCTATATTAATAGGTTGATTAGGAACCTCTCTACGGTCTACAATAATATCAGAATATCTAGTACACTCATATCTTCTTGGTATCCATAGAATCTCTGCATAAATAGCATTACCTCTATCATCAATCCATTCATATTTCTTAGACTGTCTTCCCCATTTGTTGGTAAAAATAGTAGTAACAGCCTGTTTAGGTATTTCAAAATCAGCAGAAACAATTTCAGTTAATACTTCTCCATACTCATCAATAGACGTTAGGAAAATAACTTCTCTAAAAGCCTTAAACTGAAATTTAGTTTTCCATAAAAGCCTACTAGATTGTAGTCTGTTAGAGTTATTAGATCCAGTATTCTGCCCAATATATCTTTCATCAAACTGTCTACGCTCATATGCTTCTTCTACAGACAAGTAGTTCATCTGCATCTTAGACTGATTCGAAGTAACATCCCATGCTTTATTAGGTGAGATTTGAGTAGCAGAAGTATAAGTTCCTAATCTATCTAATTCTTCTTGTGATACTTTATCCATCAAGTCATCATATGCTTCAGATAAAGTAACAGCAGTTCTTACCCACCAGAAATCTCCTTTTTCTACTTTACTCTCATCAGGTGATTTGTGAAAACCTACATTTAAAGTATTGTATACTACAGGTTCAGGAATACCATTGTTTTCTGCTATGTCTATAAAACACATATCAGCAGCTAGTACATGCTTAAACGAAAGGCTTTTAATTCTTTTAATGTCAAACTTAGCTTTAAAATACTCCAAGACATCAGAGTAAAAAATTTCCATAGAAGATTTAAAGCTAGTAACATCTTGTTCTTGTGGCTTTACTCTTTGTTCTTCTGGTACTTCTTGTACAGCTTGAGCTAGATACTCCTCTACTTTCTCTGATAATAAGTCAGTAAGTTCCTGATCTTTTCTTTTGTTATCTCTATCTCCAAGGAGTAGCACATCAAAATTAGTTCCTCTTTTTAGCATTTCACCAAGTAGGAACATATAATACTTAAATAAAGGATTGAATACTACAATTTCTCTATCTTCTTCAAAAGGTAATTTGAATACACTATTTTCAGGTGAGCAGAATTTCTGAATATTTTTTTGGATGTAGGTAATATCATTATTGATAATAGCATAAATCATCCTTCTATTCTGATAGGAATCTAATTGAGTATTATGTTGAGGGACAATAGAATCCATAACTGCTTTGTACCAGTCTTGGTTCTTATCCTTATCTTTTACTTTTAAGCTATATCTAATGTCGGGCATATCTTAGTTGTTTAGTAAGTCCATGCAATACTTTAGTTCCTGATCTGTTAACAGCGTAATGTTCTTGTTCGTTTATAGCAAGAGGTAAGCCAAGTAATGCAGAAACTCCATCAAAGTTACCTTCTAATGTATACTGACGTATTTGTTTTACAGTAAATAAACATGGTATAGTCTCTATAACTCTTTTGCCGTCTGGTAATTCTTTCAGTAGGATTTCACTTAGACCATCTAATAGAGTAATCTTAGCTAATCTATCTCCTACGTTAAATCCAGTTTGAGTAGCATTCTTTTTAAAAAGGTATTGTCCTTGTTCAAATTGAGGTCTTAAACATAAGAGATGTGCTTTATTCTTTCTAATAGCATATCCTCTAATCTTATCTCCTCGGTTGGCTTCATACCATAGATTTCTACTTTGTAATCCGTAAAAATGTAAACCTTTAAATACTATATCATTGTAGCCATCTACACTAATTTCATGTTTACCTATATAAGTAGCTGCTATCTGATAACCAGGAAGTCCAAAGCTTAGGTACTTAGGATTGACTATAAAATAAGTAACACCAAGTGAACCTCCTTTAACTGGATCATCAGATACATAAGGGTCATGCGTTACAATAACTGCATCTGGTGGAAGCTGTCCGTTTATCTTTAATTTCTCAGGAGATATGTACATCATAAATTCTCCTTTAGTACTCTCAGTAGGTTGTAGCGGCCAGTTAAAGATAGCGTTAGACTTTGATTTAGGTATTACAGAATAGTTAATTCCTGTAGGTGTATTAGAATCATAAAATAAATCTATTGCTGTGCCTAACTTTTCAAATAAATTATCTTTTATGAGTTCCTTTTCTCTTGCTTCTGCCTCTTTTACAGGTAAGTATCCAGTAGAACCAGATAACCACATATCATCTACCTGTAGTGGATAGTTCATCCTTTCAGCTAAGAGTACTCTAGGATCAGATGATTTAGCTGCATCTTCTCTACGTTTTATATAGAACTCGTAAGCAGCTTGTATATCTGTATTACCATCTGCATCTTTGAATCTCTTATCAGTTAGAGGTGCAGGTAAGAAAAAGCATTGATCATCAAATTCTATACAATTATAATCTTTAGGGTGAGTAAAAATCTTCTGAGCTGGTCTTACCATTTCTAAATCACCAGAAGTACCAATACCTACTTGAATACCAAACTGTTCACCATCTGTAGTTACTACCGCAGTGTTAGATGTCCAGGCTTCTATAAGCAATTGCATCAAACCTACCTCTTCGTATAGAATAACGTTTCTACGTCCACCTGCACCTTCTTGAGCACCACCTTTCTTATTAGTAGAATATATTTTATGATTTACTTCAGAACCAGATCCTAGCTTCTTCCATACTCCATTTTTAGATGCAGCAATTTCATGTACCCAAGAAGTATTAGCAGAGCCATCTCCTTTCATATTTCTATAGTAAGGACAAGGCTCAAATATATCTTTATCATCACCTTCTTTACCATATACACCAAATTTAGGATCTACTTTCAGCTCATGCATAGAGTCAATAAGTTTCTTCATTAATTCAGTAGACTTAGATCCTATACCTGCTGCAATGTCTATAGTAGCTTGACTTTTTCCTTGATCTGCATACTTCTTGGAATCAAATACTAGCTCATATAATGCTAGTGCAAGTCCAAAGAAATAAGAATTATGTGTAACTACATAATTAGTGGTTAAAAAATTATGATCTTTAGCATCTACACTAATGCATATAGTAGGTGCTTGATAATCCATTTTTTTAATACTTACAATCGAAGTATATTCATTAATATTTTTTTTAGTTATACGTTCTAATTTTCTTGATATAAAAAAAATAGGTAAGTTAGTAGTAATAAAAAGCCTCCAACAATCATTTCTAGTTGTAATACATCCTTTTATATCATGTACTTTGCCAGTTCTTTTGTCTATACCTTTTTGACTTTTTATACCTAAACTTCTTAATACCTCTTGTAAATCATTTAGTAAAGTTTCATTTGTGCTACTGAATGAAGCATATCCTTTTGATATAGAACCATCAGAATCCATTAAACCTCTTACTAACTCCATACGTTGATCTATAGAAGCATATTTATAAATGTCTGGTATAAATTTACTTTTACAACCGACATTTAATCCTAAAGCTTTTAAATCCCTGTGTAATAAATTTTGATGTTGTAATAAAGGGGTTCCGTTTACCTTAGTGCCTATATTAATTTTTTCTCCTCTATGTACTATAGTGTAGTTGTTATTTGTACTTTTATCATATACTATATCGTAGTCAGGAAAAGAATTTTTAAAACGTTCTAAAACTTCCATTTCACTAGTGGCTACTTTAGGAGTAGAACTTGTTAAAGCACCATTTCCTAATAAGTATCCCAAAATATAAGGGTCTATTGGCAATTCTTGTTTTGGATAATTTACTGGTTTATTTTGTTTTACTTTATATCTATAAGTAAATCCCGATCTTTTATGAGCATATTTATATCCTTTTTCAAGCATATCTATTGTAGATATAACTTTATTATTTTTATTTACTGTCCATAAATGCTCAGGATTTGTATAACATTTCCTACCATCTTTAAATTCTACCTCATAAACATCAGTAATACCTTGTGGGTATACTCCAGTTATTGTAGTCAAATTGCCATCAGATCCATATATTTTATCTCCTACTTGTGCATTCTTAATTAGCTCATAACCAGTCTCTTTATAGATATATTCAGTTTCTAACATTGCTTTCCCGCCGCCCCTAGAACCGACCACGAGAAAATTCTTAGTATTATTATTGTATAAAGGTCTACCTAATGGCTTGTCATGTAATTCAAAAAGAATATCTCTTGGTTTTTTGTATTCTTTTAGCTTTCCTTTGGAGTTAGAAATATCAGCTAAATCAGATATAGATAAAGTAGAAGTATCTTTCAGAAGTCTCTCATCACCTGAATATCTATCATCATCTTCAAAACCAGAAAAACCAAAGCATTCAGTAATATAATAAGCAAAATGCCATTCTAAATCTCTTATAGATGGTATTACTTGTTTCCTAGCTTTAGTCTTTTTAATAGTATCAAAGATAGAACAGAATTTAGCATAAAATCCTATACGTCCTGGACAGTATCTATACTTACCAAACTGTTCTACCCAAATACCTTCTATCAGTTTCTTTCTATTAGCTTTCCAAGCTTCTCTATATCTTGGATCTTCAGGATGATATTTAGGAGGTTCAAACTGATCTAAGATATAGTTAAGATTTTCTATCTTAATCCAATCTACATTCGTAGAATAAATGCCCAGATTATACTCCATAAAGATTTCTTTGTTTTTACTGGAACCTGAATTGGTTGCATAATTTTAGGTTCAGATATAGTTTGTTTAGCTATTACTTCTTTAGTCTCTGTACTATAAGTAGCAGTAGGTGTAATAAAAGTAGCTTGATCTTTTAGTTTTTCCTTGAATGCTAACCAAGCATGTTCTAGCTGTACTCCAGAAACTATAGTAGGTAAAAACATTTTAGGACAATCCTTTCCTGTCATGTCATAATGTCTGTATACCTGATCAGTAGTTAACTTATGTTTACTTAATAGATTTTTTACTAGTTCTATAGTATTCTCTAATACTTTTTGTTGATTAGCTTCTTTGTATACACACATCTCTATACCAATAAAAAAGTCATTAGGGTTTTGACCTTTAGGTACTAATGCATTTCTATAAGGTAGATTGTCAAATCTTTGCTTATCACCAATATGCCAAGCTACTTCATCATCAGGTATAAGCTGAACTACTTCATGATCATCTACAAAATAATGAGCAGAAGCATTTACTTTATTCTTAGAGAAATATCTATAATGCGCTTGAGCATCTGCTTTAGATCCTACATTAGCAGTCCAGTGTATAATAATACCTTTAAGCTGTACTAGCTTTCTAAAAGGTCTATTGATAGTAATAAACTGTTGTGAAATATTCATATCTTATAATTAAAAACTTTCAGGTATTAATCATACCTAAAAGCTAATCATCAAAAAAGTTTTCATCTTCTTCTACTCTAGTAAGTTTAATACCTGCTTTACCTCTTGCTACAGTCTTCTCTTCTAGGAATTTATTTCTAATCTTTTCATAAGATTCATAAATCTTAAGAGAATCTTTCTGTAGTAAATTTATTTGAGTAGCTGTACCTTTTTCTGTATACATTTTACCATTAGCATCCATTAAAGATCTGTCTAAAGTAAGCTCTGTATTCTTAATCAAGTCAGCTCTTTTAACTAGCTGCTCAATTTCTTCTTTTAAAGTCTTTTGTACAGTAGTCAAACAAAGATTAGTAAATTGACTCAATAAGGTATCTATATCATCACTCACTTTAGGTGCTAATGTCTCCATCAACATAGTTCGTCTAACCTCTTCTTTTACTCTATAGAAGATATTTAGATCTTCATCTGGATAAGTCATAAAGAAAATAAACCACATTACCTTAGAAGACTCTACTTTATCCTTACTCTTATCTTCTTTGTATAGCGCATCAAAAGGCTTATACAACATAAAAGTAGGATTGAGTTCCCAGAAATTAGCAAGATGATTTATATTATCTGTATTTAGCTTTACCATGTAGGTATATATTTCTTTGTGATTACTTGACCTGACCTAGTAGTTGCAGAAATAACAACAACCTCTTTTACTTTCAGGTGAACTTCGTATGTAAAGTTATCTATCTTTTTGGCAGATATATAGTTGCCTTCTATCTTGCTAATCATACTTTCAAAACTAACTTCAATAGGTATTACTGAATTAAGTTTTGCGTAAGGAAGTTTAATTACTTCTTCCATCGTTCACAGTCTTTTCTTGATGTAAGAATACCTTCAAAATTACAACCACAGAAAGTACATTTACCTGCTTCAAAACAATCTTTACAGGTCTTAACTCTATCTAGTACTTCTTTGGTATTAGTAATAGAAGCATCTCCAATAACTTTAAGATACATCCATTTTATATAGGCAAGAACAGACTCTTTAGTTAGATTACTTAATATCTTATACATAGCTTTAAGTTAAAAAGCTGTTACCTCCTTTTTATCAGAAGTAACAGCGAATTAATTAAAAATTTTTTAAAGAAAAATTATACGAATTCGTACTTAAATTCGATACCCAATACTTTTACAAGTTCTACAATAGTCTTGTACAAGAAAGTGTTAGGCAGACGAACAATAAAATCTTTTCCTTCACATTCTTTCAAAGTTTCGGTGATTTTAGCTACCAAAAGATTGAGTAGTTCAGTAATGTGAACAGGAGTAATAACAACTTTGTCATCTTCAATGATAGTAGAAGTAGACAATTCTTGCATTAGTTCACCAATGTTGATGGTGTAGCAAGATGCTTTAGTCAAATCTTCAGAGATACCCATAGCTATAGAGTTTATAAAGAGTTAAGAAATTACTTATTCTTTATCTTTCACAGTCAAAGGCTTCGCGTTTGACAGGACTGCAACAATCTGTCTAGTAGGATTCAATTGCAAATATCCAAAATGTGGATTGTCAGGTGAAGTAGGTGGCTCAAAATCTAACCAATCTGTATTGGTATATCCATACTCTAAGTGAGGTGGATGATCTACAGAAGGTTTAATAGCCATAATAGAATCTTGAGTAACTTGAACTACATCTCCTACTTGGAAACCACAATCATAAGTTGGTTTAGCTACTACAACTCCTTTTCTGGTAAAAGGCCAAGGAGATTCCATAGTTTGTCTTACACCAATACCATTCTGAGTAACTTCTTTCATAGAAATTTTAGGTTCTATGATTAAACCAGCTTTAGTCTTTTCAGGTACAATGTGGTACATTCTTACAATAACAGAAGACAAAGGTAGGATAGAACTATACTGTTCATCTAGTGTAGTTAGATTATTATTATAGTCTTCAATCTTCGTCTCGTTCAGTTCCCAGTAACTCTTTCGGTTTAGATCTATTAAAGGTACTGGAGTCGCCGACCGGTGCTGTTCGGTTATGTAAAAGCTTCTTTGCTGATTTGGATCGGGAAAGTGATTCTCTGCGTAATCCCGAATTGATTCTGAACTTCCTTTCATAAGCTTCTTGTAATTTTTCTTTTTGTTCTCCTGAACAAAGGAATGAAAATAAATAAAATGTCTTCTTTGTTGGCTTAAAGGTAAGTAAATTAGGTAACATAACATAAGAATATAATTCAGGATGTTTTAAGCCTTGTTCTAAGCTATCTTCTATACCTAAAATTATATTCTCTAGTTCCTTAATTGGAAACTGCTCCTGCTCTGCTATCTGCTGTACTAGCTTTTTTACCATCTTTCTTAACTTTGAGTTCCATAGTAAAAGTAAAAGAAACAGCTTGATTCTGTATCAATTTCTTTATCTGTAACAGTGTCTTATGTGGTCTAGTTTTATTTCCAGGTACAGGGTTTTCTACATTCACAATAAGACCTATATCAGTCAAAAAAGGTTTAAAATAACTAATCTCAGTTCTATGTATCTTAAAACCTTCAATAACCTCCGCTACATTAGGTGAAGAAAACCAACATTTATCTGGATCTTCTCTTGACATTATCCAAGCCATAAAAGCAACATGTTTTGGTCGCATAGAGTAGTTACCTTTAGCTATCAATAAATTAAAAAACTGAATCCAAAAACCTTGCTCATCAATTTCTAATGGCTCTTTAGCTTCTGATCCAGTTTTTCCAGTAAGTAGATTTAATTCGAACATGCTTTTGAAAATTTATTTTTGAAAGACCGTCTTATTAAGAAGATTGCTTTTCTTCGTGTCTTATAGATACTATAGCAAGGATAAAGAAAAGTAATACAATAATTTTACCTAAAGTTTTATAATCTTTTCCTGTTACTATATAGATAGCTAATCTAACCATACTAGCAAGTACAAAGTTGATAGCTATCATCATTATTTTACCAAACCAATTCATTTCTTAATCTTAAATAAAGGTAAGTAAAGTCTTGCTTCCATAACTTTAGTACCAAACTGATAGCCAGCAGATACTCCAATGTTATGCCTATTCTGTAGCTGAATACCAACAGAAGGATTATATACAGAGTTAATACCACCATAAATACTAAACACATCTTTACCTTTAGCAGGTACTTCAACTGTCTTAGTAATAGTAGAATCTCTATATACAAAAGGAACTCTTACCCAATCAATCTTTCTTTTCATAGATTCAATCTTACCAGATAGTGTAATAGTATCAGAAATTCTAACTACAGTATCTTGATAAGGAACTACCATAGTATACACAGGCTCTTTCTTTAAGAAAGTATCTGTCTTACCTTGTATAGAGTCAACAATAAAAACATAATTCGTATCAATAGTCTTATACTTCAGTTTCACATACTTAGTAATAACTGTATCCTTAAGTACATAAACCAAAGAGTCTTTAGTTACTGTTACTGTATCTACTTTACCAATAACTTGTGTACGATTACACTTAGCCATAATAAGCAAACCAATAACTAAACCTAAAAGTGCACCAGATAAAATTTTCATTCTTGTTATTTTTAATTGTTAAATACTATTCAGTAACTACCTGTACTCGCTTCTTACATATCAACGTAAGCTTATCAATCATATCCTTATTCTCAGTTAATATAGAAACAACATGAATAAGATGATCATAATTAGTACGAGCAGGCATGTGATAATTATTTGCTACTTTATCTAACCTATCTAAATGCAGTTCTAATAACCCTCTTCCAATCTTATTTACTGCTGTGAGTTTCCACATTTTGGATCTGTTTAAGATTCGAAATCTTGATTTTCAACATTTAAGAGTTCTATAATTTGCTTCTCTTCTTCCATTATAATATTCAATTTATTCAGGAGTATATTAGTAACCTCCTCATCATCCTCAAATACAGGTAGAGTTTGATAGATCTGCTCTTTAGTAAACTCAAGAGATTCAACAAACTCAGGAGAGCTTATAATATCAAAGTAAACTCGAATAATTTTAGTCTTCTTCATCTTTTGCAATTTTTTCAAATTCTTCAGTAGGATCATCTTCTTCTATCGGACATTGTGTGTCATCAATTCTTTCTTGTAATTTAGTCATACTGTAATTTTTACAAGACGCAAGGTATAACTTATATTTTAGTTTCTCAAAAAAATTTTTAGAAAAAAATGTTTGATCAATTTATATAGCAATAAAAGTATTTTTAATATACCCCCTATGGTATGAAAATTATAGATATGTATATGGGTATAGTATACAACCGGCTTCGCCGTCGACATTTTCTAGCTATCGAGGTTCCCCTACCCAATTTTGATTTACACTTGTATTTCGATAAAGCGTATGGGAATCTGGTTATGGTTTGTAAAGTTTGGTTATTATTATGAGCGAGCCTTGGCATTGTGCCGATAATGAAGGTATGGAATACAGTAAATCCTTAGCTTGCTCTTTTTTCTACTCTTATTCTTATACCTATATATAAGGTATAGCATTCAATTTGATTATTAACATTCTTAACATACATTACTATGGAATTTATTTCAATTGTGACATGTCGTCAGCTTAATGCGAAATCCAAGAAGAAAGATGGTTCGTCTTACGAGATGAACAAGAACAAAGTTTATCCAGTACAGCTATCCGTTGTAAAGGGTGAACTTCCTGGAAACTGTTTGGTTGTAGACGGAACTGTTGCAGCACGTATTAACCTATCTACGGAAGGCTATACACTATTGACTGCTGTACAATCTGGAGTAGATCCAGTTTACGGTACTCAATATCAGTTGTCTGCATTGCCAGTTGTAGGAGTATCAGATTATCTTGCAACACTAAAGCAATTGCCTAGTGCAAAGATCATCGACACTCGATCTTCAAATCCTAAAGAAGCTTTGGAAAACGCAAACGCTGGGGATAATCCATTTTCCTAACTAAAGTAGACCACTCAGACTGATGGGTGGTTTACTCTTTTTATCCAGTCCTAGGGGTAATCTACGTTGAAACATAGAAACGACGTATGAGTAAGTTCGATTCTTACACTGGATACCATTATTAACCACTAAAACATATAACATGAATTTCGAGATTAAATTCACTTCAAAGGATGGTTATCCTATTTACAAAACTACTGAAAACATCGGAGTTGCTCATGTAGATTTTATTCGCGCTGAAACAGGTGTAGCAAATCTATCTTTGGATAGAATGCAAGGACATATTTCAAGTGTAATCGGAGGCCATAATATTCCAATTTCTGAGCATCTTGCTAGAAAATCAGGACATTTTGAGTTCGATTACTTGGTAAAAATCAAAGGAGACTCAGCTTTTCTAAATAAATATCTTCAAAAAGAAGTACAATTTAGAAAAAATGATACTACTGGAGAAGTTGAGTATGCCTGGATCAAATGGTCATTCAATACTCACTATTTTTTAAATGTATGGGAAGAGGCAGGATTTCCATTGGATATGACAGTAGAATAATATAATATATAAGGTGTATTCTCATTAATTGAAAGTACACCTTATATATATGTAAAAGGTTCAAATAATTATATAATTCCAATATTATTTACTTTTCTTTAAACAAAATTTCAAATACAGCTTTATGTGAGTTATTACTAGATATTTTTCCTTTATCATCATTCAATCTATAAGTATTAGGAGCTAGTTTTATAATAACTTTTTTAGCTTGTAGATTCTTTATAGAGTCAGTAAATGCTCCTATATTTTTCTTTGATACTTTAGCTATCTCTTCTTTTAAAGCTTTACTATTACTGAATACTACACCTTGAGCATAGTTTCCATATACATAAGCATAGTAATGTAAATCAGAGCTATTTAATTCCAACTTATGTATTACATTCAATATGCTGCAATAAGTAAAGAAATAACCATGTTCTGTAGTATCTATAATAATAAATTCATGATAATACAAATCAACATTTTCTGGGTGTGTAATCTCCATCTTACTTATTTTTTACTCTTAAACCATCAGGTGTCCAAATAAAGTCTATAGTAGTTTTTGATAAATCACTACTTAAAGTAAATTCATCTTTATTTCTCTCTACAGTTAATGTAGAAAAAGACTTTTGATCTACAAAATCATTTAGAACAAAGTCTGAATTAGTATAAGTACTTACTATAGTAGCACAGTTATTTTCTATTGTTAAAGAGAATAACCAGTCAACTAATTTTTTATCTACATTAGGATTATTTGATATTGTCAATATGTCAGCTAGTCCATCTATTATTAAAAGATATGTAGGATATGCAGTTAAAATTTCTTCAATTGCATTTCTAGCAACAGCTCCTCTAGTAAGTATTAAATCATAAAAATGTAGATTTTCAGGATGATAGCCTATTTGATCTACTGTTTGCTTACATAATTCCCAAGATTCATACTCAGACATATGAGTATTGATATAGATTACATGCTTATCATCTGGACATTGAGTAATGTCAAATCCTAATTTGTCTGTATTGTCAGTAAAACAACTAGCAATAACAGACATCAATACACGTGATTTACAAGTTTTAGTCAAACCAGTAAACTTTAAAATACTACTAGTTCTTAATAGTGTAGTATTATCCAATGCTATTACATTAGTAGGTCTAGCCAAAGATGAGTTCATAGTTATGTAGTTTATAGTTAAATAAATTTAGACATATCCATGTCTTGAATAGGTTTAATACTCTCTCTAAGTATTTCAACATTGCCTTTAGACATAATAGAAGCTTTACATTTCATTATAGCTTCTCCATCTTCATTCTGATAAGCTTCAAAGAGATACTGAATCTTATCAAAGTCTTTGTTTTTAATACCTAAATCAGGACATACAATGTAAGAATAGTATCTAGTATGTAGTATTAAAGTAGGACTGCGTTTAAGTAGCTTCTTAAAAGTTACATCAATACTTCGTCTACTAGAATTAATACGTTTAGCTAGTTCTTCCATTTCTACTTTACCAAATATAACTTCATTAGCAATATCCATATTATCCATCAAATACATAAGAATAGTATGTTCCAATGAACTTAAGTCATGCATGTCAACCCATAAAGAAAAAAATGCTTTAACAAATAATTTTTGCTTAGGCTTCGTTACAAGATCCATAATTGTAAATTTTTATTGTGATTTAACAATGTAAATATACTATTTATAATTACAACATCCAAATTTAATTACAAAAAAGATGTAAAGATCCTTGTATACATGTAATAAACGTTATTTTAAAGTAAAGATCCTTGTTTTGGAGACAATAACTCTTACGGTGGTGACAAGGATTTGTGTAAAAAACAGGCCGTCAAGCCCTTATTTTGCTGGATTTTGCCTTACAGATAAAAGATAAAAGATAATAAGAGAGAATTTATTTTCTTAAATTCTTTTGCTGCAAGAAATCTAGGTAGTAAGTCAGAAAAAGTAGAGTAGGAGAGGGTATTAAGATATACTATATCAGCTCTTGACTATTTCCCCTTTTTAACTTCTACCCAAATTATCATATTCCTGACTTTTTAGTAGGAAAACAAAAATAATTTATACCACCTGACATATTGTCATTAATATATCTGACATTATGTCATCAATTTATAAAACATGAAAACTGAAAAGAAAGTATATGTACGTAATCCACAAATGAATTATTTCGTATACCCAAAAACATTTCTAAAAGAACCAGAAAAGTTTCACGCATTGAAAGCTGACGATACTTATATTTCTGATGCAAATTAATTTACTATGATACCTAGATTTCAAAAAGAATGGGAAACTTGGTTTGATTCTTTAAGTGAAACAGAGAAAAGAGCTATGTTTGATAAGCATATTGCTCCTACTTTTGTAATTGAACCATCTAAAGAATCATTAGATAACATTTTTAATACTCAAATCTACAGATTAGTGCAAACTATGTGGATATATGAACAAGAAGACAATGATACCAAAATTTAAAACTAAGTACGAAATTGCCAATGAATGGTGGATGGCTCTAACAGATGAACAATGCGTAGAGGAATTTGAAAAAACACCTTTTGCAACTGATCCTCCAATGACTACTCCACCAAAAGAAAAAATCAAAAATATGGTAATGAAATTTCATCGACAGATGATTTATGCAAGACATATGGCTGATCTACAAGGAATAACATTCGAGGAAGCTATGAAAACTGCTTTTGGATCATAAAATCTAAAGCAATTATATTAGCTAAAAAAGAAGTATTCTTCTGGTGATATTTTCAACTTTAAAACTCAAGAAGATGGCGGAATGGACTGATTTTGATTTATTATTGCAAACCGAGGAACCAGAAATTAACTTAACTGAATCTGAAGAAGAACAGTTGAATGAATATGAATGGCAACTCGATAACTTTTTGGATTATGAGTACTAGAACATGCCAAATTGTGTATATTCATGGAACTAAGTCTATTACAGGTGAAGAAGTAATTAATGAGAAAATCATTATTGCAAAACTTTCAGCCGTACAGACATTAGGTAAAAAATACACAGAAAAATCTCCTTTCAATCCTAACATGCAAGACCATTACATTCTACCAATGAATTGTACTGTGGAAGTAAAAGATGTAGCAAATCAAAAAGTAATCTGTAAAGATACTTTGAAAGGTGCTCAAGCATATGGGTATTGTTATCCAGATGATAAAAAGCTTTTACTTCAAAACATTAAGGAATGTTTAAAGGGGCAACAAAATTTGTTTTCTTATTAAGGCAGTCGTAGGCCGAATTACGACAGTAAATACAATCCCAGTTAGTAATTTTATTAATTAGTGTTGTGCCAGTCTGCTTGAGGGTAGGCTGGCTTTTTAATTATGCAAGTAATTAGAATGCTTGCTTTTTTATTTTTATTATATAAATCAGAAATTATGAGAATATATCACAATTCAAATTATTTTAGTTTTGCAAACCATAAAAATATTGGATTTGGATTAGGAGCTTCTAATTTTTATGTAAGGCATACATTTGATAAAAAATCAATTAATATCATACTACTCTGACAAACGCGAAGCATTTGTCTGACAGTAATTTTATCAAAAATTACAGGAGTTTGGTGATTACACAAGGAAAGCCGAATTCTGAACCTATTTGTACTATCAGATCTTTAGATCAGATTGCCAGTCAGGATTTCCAATCCTTACAGACAGATTTACCTGAATATTTTCATGTATGAAAACAGAATACACAATACTTGTAACAGGATCAGATCTTACAAAATTTAAAAAAGAATATGCTATATACACTAAAGCAAGCACTCAACAGTTTGCTTTGTATGATGTAGCTAATAAAGATTCTTTTATTGCTTTTTGTAAAATATTTTCAAAAGCTAATAAAGTAGAGCTTACTTTGATGATAGTAGATAGTAAAAACACTAATTCAGAATTAAAAATAAAACCATGAGTCCAGCACTTGCAGTACTTGCAATGATTATCATATGGGTTATGTATAATAGCCTTAACGTAACCTACAACGACAAACATAAGAATGAACTCAATTACCTTGCTTTTGATGCAGGGTTTGATCCAGAGCAGACTAAACATGAATTTCATGGTTTTAGCGCAGGGTGGATAATCATTCTATTTTGTCTATTTATAGCATTAGGCTATTGGTTTAAAACAACACTATGAAAATCGTACATATTGTGTATACTAGCTCTTTTTCTATTTCTAAAAACTTTATTGATTTCATGGAATTAAAGCATTTAGAGGAACCAACTACTAGATGCACTCAAAAAATTATATTTACATGACAAATACAGAATTTAAGAAGTTGTTACATATTCAAGAAGACTCACTAGAAAGCAGAGTACTTGAGTATATGACATTTTTCTTTTTAGCACAGATCAAAATTAATCACTTAGCCGAGCTGATGGCACAGGCAAAATTCATAAATCTATTATAATGGCACAAGGTATTTATTTGGACAATTTTCATTTTGACTTTGAAACGTCATGTAAAATCGTAAAAGCTGTCTACAAGGAAGACTTCAAAGATTTCAAAACCGATTATCCAATGTTCTATTCGAACAATAAGGAACATTTTGATGCAAATTGGAGTTCTATTAATCCATTTACTATGGGAGATTTTGAAAACATCAAAGACGTAAACAAGCGTCGAGTCGTTTTTAATTCTTTACCTTTGTCCTTGTTGTTTTCAGATGCAGAAGTAATGCAGGCTAAGTCTGTTATTACAAAGCAGCGTGCAGAGCCAGCTAGAATGGTTCAAGATGTAGATGGAAATACTATTGCCCTTGAGGCAGGTACTATGCTAAACAACTATTATCTAGTACGTAAACCAATCAAGTCTATTTTCCCAGATGCTAATGTAGCATTTGATTTTATTTACGCTGTACGTTGTTTTTGTACATCTCAGATTGAAGATGGTAAGCCAAAAGTTTATCACCTGATGGTGAATTCCGAAGCTGATTACTGCAAGCCTGGGCGATTTAATGTTTTGGAAGCAATTGCTACTAGAGCAAGAACCTATGTGAATAAATTCGATTCAATCTATCGTCATGGTGAAGTAATGATTTTTAAATTGCTACCTGACTCTCAGCTTTTGGATGAGAAACGACCTCTTACAGTTGAAGAGTATTTCAACTTCATGCAAGAACAGAGATGATCATTTTTTTATAATTTAGCTAAATATTGTTATTATGACTACTGAAGCAATCGGGTATCTAACCCAAAATGAAGTTGGACAATTGGTTCTAACTCCTGGTTCACCAACTAAACACATGTTGGATCAACCAGTAATGGAAGGCATTGTTAGAAAAGACATCGTTGGTGATGTTATCTTCTTTCGTGTTCTTCAAGACGGAACCAATGTAATTCACCCACAACATGGTGATTTGCGTTTGGATGCTGGTAGCTACTGCGCTACTATTCAAGTTGAGCAACTTCTAAATAAAGAAGTTCTAGCATTCGACTAATTTTTTTGCATTTTTTGTTAATTTCCTATTCAGGGGGTTGGTTACATTTGTAGTCAGCCCCTTTTTATTACAAAAATTCAATCAATCATATGGTAAATACTAAATGGATGGATAAACGACTAACATTCATTCAAAAACAAGCTCGTGGTGCAAAAGAATTTCAGATTCCTGTAAAACCAGACCTTGGCTTTTATAAAGGAGGTATCTGGACACCATCTGAATTTTTACCTATTCCTGGCGTTAAGAGTGTCCTGGACACAGATGTTAAGCTGATGAACCACATGGTTCCGTTTAACTTCATCTGGCCTTTCTTGATTTTAACAGGACGTGATCTTCCAGATGATTCTTCATGGGGATATGGCTCATTTGCACCTGGACAGGAAGAATCAGACGAAGAGAAAAAGACTATGCCTGTGTCTAGCTTTTCTATGTTGTCTCACTTGTTTTTTGTGAATTACCTCAATATTGTGAATGGTAAGAACCCTCCATACTTGATTAAGAAAATGAAGGATGACAGCTATTGGGGCTGGTTAAACCCTTCTATTAGAGACAATCAAGGAACTTTCATGGTTCCTACTGTACCCGATTGGAAAGCTGCAACTGCAAACTTTCCTCTGAATATGGATAAAGAGGAGTTTGCAAAGTATGTTTGGTTTTCAGAAAATAGTGGTGGATGCCCTCATCCGGTAGCAGAATTACTACCTTGGAACATGAACGAGGGACTTGCTGGCCAGGATGGTAAAACAGGAATATTCGATCTAGTTGGTAATCTATGTGCTACAGTTGTTGAGACTGATATGCCATTTATCACTAACGCTCTTTTGAAAGAACATTTCCCAGAAATTAAGCAAGCTGCTAATAACCTAACTTGGCAGGATGTTTTTGATGCTCAACTGTTAGGTAAAGCTCGTCCTGTAGGGACTGTAAATTGGCTTGGTTTAGGTGCTGATTTCATATTCTAACTGACTTAGTTATATTCAATTAAATATAAACCTCTATATTTGAGGTCATTTATTCACCAAATTTTAACTTATGATTATTTTATGGATCATGTTATCTTCTTTTTTGGTGGAAGAAAAGCCTCAAACATATGTGGCAGATCTTCCTGAGTTTCTTGTTAGTGCTAAATACCCAACTAATGGTAAAGTGGCATTATTAGCCCGTTTGATTAATGCAGAAGCAGGAGGTGAACCTATTCAAGGTCAATATGCCGTAGCTTCTGTAGTACTAAACAGAATGGAATATAAAAAAGCTTCTATAGCTAGTATTGTATTTCAGTCAGGGCAATTCGACGGTGTTAGATCAAAAAGGTTTCGGCACTATGACCGTTACCAATACATAATTGCTTACAAAGTTCTTATATGTAAGCAAAGAACAATTCCTAGTTCTGTACTATATTTCCATAACAAGAAAACTAGTACAGATACAGGATGGGTTGCAGCTCTTAGTAAGTATGAATGGATGACAATTGGTAGACATACTTTTTGTCATTCAAAATATCTTATTTAGATTTCTGTTTTGATTAATTTAGTGGATTTTTTTGAGAAGGAGATGTAAAAAGTCTCCTTTTCTTTTACTAATCAAAAATTATATAACATGAAGTGCAAATTCTGTAATCAAAAAATGACAAAATCTTGTCAGAATAGACAAGCAGCTAATTCTTGTGGGTTTAAGGCTAAAAAGGAGGGTAACAACAAAAAGTCTCTAAAAGAAATTAATAGAGATGCAAAAAATAAAACAAGGCCATGAAAATAATTGACTTTTTTGTTACAGATGCATTTTTAGTAGATTATGGAGTACTTTGTCCCGACTTATCTAAATATGCTCATCTAAATATTAAAATAAAATCCATTTTTGATGTGTTTGAAATCTCATCAGATGGGATTATAGAAATTTCAGATGTAACGAGCAAAACAATTATACTAATATGAAATTATGTTATTTCTTTCAAGCTGCAAGATTTATGAAACCTTATAATGAGTCTTCTCTTTCTAGGATATACAACATAGTAGATGATGTTGATCCTGTAGATACAAAAAATATAATATGCATTTAAATATGAAGTATCAATTTGCTAGATTTAGAAGTTATAAAGATTTTCTAAATTTAGAAATTAGTCTAGTGAAAAACGTTGATAATTTAGACACAAAAAATATAATCTTAATATGATTCAATTAAACTCAAACACATTTTTTGCTCCATGTGATTTAGTAGACATGGATACCAATAAAAAAATAGGGGAAGATTATGTAGAATTTACACTTCCTACTATATTTGAAGACAGTTTATGTCATGAAATTTTTTATCCTGAATTCAGACTAATTAAACGTATATGGAAATTCTCTTCATTGGGAATCAGTTATTCAATGAATGCAAGACAAGCACAATTGAAGAAGCTGTCAGCTATTTCTCAAACCAGTCTATAATAGGTCTGGATATAGAAACCAGTAGAAAATACAAAAAAGGTACATTTCCTGAAGAAGTATATAGACCAGGATTAGATCCATATACTTCAGTTGCCTGTCTGATGCAGCTAGGGACTTTAGAAAAGGTTTTTGTAATAGATACTCGTGTTATTGACATAAGTGCTTTAAAACCGATCCTAGAGTCTCCTAGCATAGTTAAAGTAGGTCATAATCTACAATTCGAATACAAACACATTCTACATAATTTTTGTATTAAACTAGATAACATCTGGGATACCATGATATGTGAAAAAGTATTGTATAATGGTTTAGGTTTATCTAATAGTCTTGAAGCATTAGCTAATAGATATTTAGGTGTAGAATCTATAGAGACTATTAATCTATTTAATGAAGAAAAAGAAGATAAACACTCTGTCGAACCTTTAGATTCGACTGACAGTCTGGATCTCCCATCCAGACAGTATATAGATAAATCAACTAGATTAGGTTTTATCAATATAGGAGATAGCCCATTCACCATAAAACAAATTATGTATGGTGCTGATGATATTGTATATCCTCTTAAAATTAAGAAAATTCAAGAAAAAGGAAGAGAAGTTGGAGGAGTAATTTGGAATCCAAAAAATGCTTTCAAATTAGAAAATGCTACTGTATTAGTTTTAGCAGATATGTCACTTAGGGGTATTGGTTTTTCCAGAACTGTATGGTTAGATATTCTTAGTAAACAGTTACCTTTATTTGAGAAAAGAAAACAAATTCTTAATAAATGGGTAGAAGATAATGTACCTAAATTTTGTAGATCAGGTGATTTATTCTCTTCAATTCCTACTTGTGCTGTAGATTGGCAATCACCTACCCAAGTTGTAAAGCTTTTTAAGTATTTAGGAATATGTCCTAGAGAGGTATCTAAATCTACTAAAAAGTTAGAATACACAGTAGGTGCTAAAGAACTTCTAAAGACCATGAGAGCTGAATTACAAGAAAGCTATAGTTATAATAAGGATAAACCTATAGATAGCTTAGAAGAGCTTAAATTGGCTTATTTGCTATTTAAAAAATCACAAATGTCTTGTACTACTTTTGGTGCAAGCTGGTTAGATTATGTACATCCTATTACAGGAAGAGTACATTCTAACTTTAATCAGTATATGAACTCCTCTCGATTATCATCAAATAATCCAAATATACAAAATTTACCTCAAGGAGAATACAGAGATGCATTTATTCCTTCACCTTTAACTGACTTTATATCAGTAGATTATGCAAGTCAAGAGGTAAGAATTTTAGCTGATGTTTCTGCTAATCCAGTAATGGAAGATTTCTTTGTAAATGGTTCAAAAATATTTGGGGACGATATGCATTCATTTTCTGCTACTCAAATGATGAGAGCAAAGACAGGTGATGATACTATTGTAGTTTCTAAGAAATCACATCCCAAAGAAAGAAATATATCTAAGTCGTTAACCTTCTCATTAAGCTATGGAGGTTCAGCGCATTCAATCAAATTTAAGTTAGGATTAGAGTTAGAAGAAACTGAAACATTTATTCAGTCTTTTTTTGATGGCTTTCCTGGACTTGAAGAAGATTTTACAAATAGAAAGAAATTCGCCATAGATAATGGCTATATAATATTAGACAAAGCAACAGATAGACGCTACTTTTTTCCTCAGTATGAAAAAATGAAAAAAGCAGAAGAGTTAGCTAAATCTTACTACACAAGAGATATGTCTGCTGAAGAAAGAGCAGAAGTTAAATTAATACCAGAAGTAAAAGAAGCTTGGAAAACTTTTTTTACTCTAAAAGGAAAGCTAGAAAGAAGAGCATTAAATTATGGAATTCAAGGTCTTGCTGCCGGAATGACAAAATTAGCTTTAGTACTACTATATAAAGCAGGAATAGCACTTGTTTCTTGTGTACATGATGAAATATGTGCAGAAGGAAATGAAAAAGATGCAAAAACTATAGAAAGACTGATGATAGAGGCAGGAAAATACTTTTGTAAACGAGTTCCAATGGGCGCAGAAGCATCTGTAGGAGATAAATGGATACATTGAAAATTATACTTTACTATCATGGGACGGATAACAAGACTTCAATGCAATTTGCGATGTTGGATGTTAGAGAAAGTGTAGCAAGATTGGAAGCAAAAGTGAGAAATAAAAAACAAAACTTAATAATAGTATGAAATTGGTAGGACAACTTGGTGATGTCAGTTACAATAGTAGCAAATACATGAATAGACCAGATAATTTAAGATATTTGTCTAATTTAGGGATTACTGTAGATTATGTTTTATCTCAATTTATGTTATTTATATGAGCTTAATAGTAAATTATTGTGGAGGAAGATTTACTACTAAAATGGAATCAGAATTTCAATTACATAGTTGTTGGTGGGATGAAAATCCTATTTTTGTATATGATTATACAGGCCAATTTATAAACTTAATTTATTAACTTTTAAACTAAAGGTTATGTACTTTTTCCTAATTGAGTATACTATTGGACAAGAATGGAAACATAAAACTGTTAGAGCAGATAATGCTTTTATGGCTAAAATGAAAGCTCCATTTGGTGCTAGGAATATTAAAGCTTATAAGGTAGCGTCATGAATTTATTAAACCACAATCTTGGGTCTGCTTATCATAACTGCTATGATCAAGTAAAATACATATTTTATAAAAGTTCTAATTTGCCACCTTATTATCCTAGCAATAGTACTCAAATCTTAATTTTATCAAAGTACAATATTTTTACTTTCGTGATTGCTACTATAATATGATAGAAGGTATGAAATATCCTTGTCCCATTGATTATTACATCCACAAAAACAAATACTATATTTCAAATCAAATAATCTTAATAACATGAAAAAATTTTTCTTTTTTATTCTAATGTTGCTTACTGTAACTACAAAAGCACAGTTTGGAGATGTATCTGTTATCCTTAAACAGAATTTCAAGGATTCAACTGTTACTATGGAGTGGCCTTTCAAGATTGATACTCAGAAATATGCGGTAACGTATACTTACATCCAAGATGAGATCAAGAATGATACTGTCGCTTCTAAACGTATTTTAAAGTGGAATACTACACTTCCTTATCGTAAATTTAAATTATCTACTTATCGTTCAGTTATTCTTATGTATGTAGATATTTATCTTAAAGGAGCAAATTCTGAAGATCCAAATACCTACACATATGAAAAAACATTGTACAGTAAAACATATGATGTATATGCTGCTCGTAATGGGTATTTTGAAAAAGAAGTGGGTAAAGATGGTAGTAAATTGCTCTATTTTTATCCTGAATTTAATAGAGTTCCCTCTAAATTAAGAGGAGAAAAATGATTTTGGTGTTTATTCTGTCGAACGTGAACTGTAGAAATTTTACATTTCTACTGTCTATCAAATCTACTGTTGAACCTTTAGATTCAACTGTCAGTCAAAAGCTACGCATTTGACAGAAAAATTTAATAGAACCTTCGACTGGCAGTAAGTTTACTTAAACTTACAGAACGTGACTAGGTGAGGAGGTCTACAGTGACGTGTGGGCTTCCTTTACTTTTAATTTCAGCATATGAATATTAGAATGACTTACATATTAGCAGATTTTAATAAATTTGTTTTTAAGGCTAATAACTATAGAACTGTATGCTTAAAGCCTCAAAAATGGTGTGCTAATATAGAATTAGGAACTGAATCAGAAGCTTGTTTAATAATAAAGCTATGAAGTTACGTATTTATTACACTGGTCATTGTTATTACCCATATGAAGAAATGCTTAAAAGATTTTCTAAAAGGCCAGTAAGTACTGATATAAATCTTTGGAGTGATTACTACGAACAATTTAGTAAAACACATCCTTCTAAAACTGATATAATAGTAACAATATGAAGATAGTAATTTTCTATACTAAAACAAGTTATCAAGATGCTTATTACTTAAATTTTTTAAAATTAAGCAAAGATCTTGCTATTTCTTTTAACGATATTTTTGATTCAGAAGGATGTAGATTAATAATAAAATGAAATTAGAAAATCGCTTTTTTACTACTTCTTATCGTGAATATTATGGAGCATATAAAAGTCATTTTATAAAAGAACCAAGATATTATTTTCTAATTAGAGCAACAGAAAATCTTAATAATATGCTGATATGGATTTAAAATTATGTTTATACCTAAAAAATTATTTATCAGACTATTATAAAGTGTTTAATTTTGAATACAGTAATAGTGGAACTATTGAACCAGGATTTTTTACTGAAACTCAAATAATAGTAAAATTATGATAATACTTATTTATTCTAAGAGGGATAGATACAATACATCAAATTTTGAAATAGCCTTAGACACACTTACAAGTCCTTTACTTGTTAGTTTTCATCTTAAACATAATACTCGTTTAATTACATTCATATGATACAAGATGATATTCAAAATGAGGCTATAGAAACCTGGAAAGCTTCAGGTTACAATGGTACTCTTGAATTAGGTGTAGGAGCAGGTAAGACATTCTGTATGTTTAAAGCCGCTTATAAGCTATTAGAGGATGATAAAATTAGCAAAGGGGATAAGATAGTAATAAAGGCAGAAAGAAGTAAGAGATTTGAACATACAATAATTCCAGAAGCAGCTAAATTTTTGAAATTTACTGGTAAAGACTTTCTAAAAGATTTTACTGTAGAATTTTATACTTATCAGTCTAATACTGTAGTTGAAAATGCTGTATTAGAAGTAATGGATGAAGTGACTGACGTAGTAACCGGATTAAAATATGTTCAAATCTCTGAAACTTCAACTCCTTATATATTAGGTCTTACGGGGACACCAAATAGACACACCTATTTATTTCCAGAAGAAGCAGTACCTAAGTTGTACATGACTCAGTTTGAGAAGGACAATAAGGAAGTTAACTATCAAACTACTAAAGGAGATATATTTGATATGTTCCTCCCAATAGTGTATAGTAAGACAGAAGGAGAGTTAATTGAGTTAGGTGTTCTTAGCCCATTTGAGACACACATTATATACCATGAATTAGATGATACTGCAAAAAGACTACCAATGTGGAAATCAAAACCAGATTGGCTAGTAACAGAAAAGCAGTATTATGAAAACAAAAAGGAATTCGCCCTAAGTAAACTAGGAGTTGTAGGTATTAACATATTGAAATATGATTTACCTCGATTCCTATACAAATTAGAATCTAAAGTTAATGTTGTTAAAGAATTGCTTGATAGTATTGAAGGCAAAACTTTACTATTTGGAGTAGAAAAAGATCTACTTTATAAAATTACACCAAATGTTGTAGAGCCAAAGAATAGTAGTTCACTTATTCAACAGTTTGATGCTGGAGATATAGATGTACTTGCTACTTCTAAAGCTGTACAGCAGGGAACTACACTACAAGGTATACAGAATATTATCTTTGTCACATTTCAAGCTGCATCAGGTCAAGCTATCCAATCTATTGGTAGAGTGCTTAGATTTGTCCCTGGCAAGATTGGCAAAGTATATTTTATTGTTACCACTGGAACTATGGAAGAAAAATGGCTTGTCGAGTTACAGAAAGTAAAAGACTCGAAAGGCAAACTTACACGAACCTTAAATCTTAATATTGTCAATGATTAATCCGCTGTATTTTGAAGGGATAGAAAATCCCAAAATCTTAGAACTAGTACTATTTTGTATTGATAGAGAAATCAATTTACATGAATCTCTACAACAAAGTGAAGGTACTATTGTGCTTGCCGATCAGTACGAGCAAACTATAAATGATATTGTAAGAAAGTTGTATGCAGATAGAAAATTAGTAGCGGATTATAGTAGAGACAATCAACGGCTCAAATTGGCTCATCCTTTTTGGATTACTAATCATGTGCAAGATGATTATGAAAATATTAGACAATATTTTAAATTTACTTACTCTGGACAAAAAGCATTAGCTGGAGATATTAATGTAGTAAAAAATAAAATAGATCAAATTATTACAGAAAAAGGTTATACAGTTGAGCAAATAGAAAAAGCAGCAAAAGCTTATATAGATAATTGTATACAAAATAATAGATGGATGAAAACTTTACCTAATTTCTTAGGTGATGCTACTGGATCTACTTTAAGTATTTTTATTGAAGATGTTGAAAGTCAAAATATTATGAACAATGACTTTTCACGATTTATATAATGAGATTGAAAAAAATCAAGAGGATATAACCTCTAATAATATAAATTTCTTACCCTTATATCATGTCTTACCAGCATTGCGCGAAACATTACCTGGGATAATTAGATCTGAGCAGCTACTTATCTCCGCAAATTCTGGAGTAGGGAAAACAAAATTCTGTCATTTCCTTATTAGTACATTTTTAGCATTAAAAGAAAAGAAATCTAATCTTAAGATTAATGTTATTTATAATTCTTTAGAAGAAAGCGAATCAAAATTCAAAGCAATATATATTATAGCTTATCTTAGACAGCATGGCGAATTTATAAACTACTATAAACTTATGGGTTATAGCGAAACTAAAATGACTGCTAGGCAAATGCAGTTAGTTAAGGAAGCTAAAGAAATGTTAGCTAATACTATAGATCCTTATATTGATGTAGTTGCCATGCCTTCTACTGTAAAATTTCATAAATATTGTCAAGATAAAATTTTAGCTAAAGGTAGAATAGATGAGCATGGTGACTATGTAAAAAATGATCCTAATGAATGGTTTATTATAGTATCAGATCATATTGGCTGCTACATTAACGAGCCTGGGAAAGACTTACAAAACACTTTAAGACATTTTTGCATTACTTTATCCAGAGTTGACCTTGGACTCAAGTATGGAGCTGTAAATATACTTATACAACAGCAGGTTCAAAGTAAAGAAGCTATGGAAGTAAATGTGAAAGCAAAAAGTCTAATAGAAAAAGTAAAACCTTCCATAGATGGATTAGCCTTATATAAAAATTCAGCAAATGATGCTACTGTAATAATAGGTATTTTTGATCCGCATAAGTGGAAAGAACATCTACCTAACAGTACATATGCTAAGATTAACCTGAATGAACTAGAACAATCAGGAAGAAGAATGAGGTCTCTTTGTTTTCTTAAAACCAGAGAAGGTGTACTAGAAGATAGAGAACTTCCTTTGATTTTTGATGGTTCTACTAATACTTTTTCTGAATTTCCTAAAAATTAAGTATGATTCACATTGTAACTATAAAAGAGAAGATACCTCTTTTTAAAGGTGAAGAAAAAGCTAATGCTATTGAAGTTGTATTACTGAATGAGTTTGGATTTGAGCTAGTAACTCAAATGAATAGATTTCAAGTAGGTGATAAAGCTTTACTAGTAGAGCCTGACTACAACTTGCCTAATATTCCTTTTTGGGCAGATTGGATTAGCCCTAATGGTGATCCTAAAAAATCTAAACTAGGAAGTAATAATCGTATTAGAGCTATTAAGTTTAATCTTCATAAAGGAGATGGCATGCCTGTTTATTCTAATGGTATTTTATTGACTCAAGAAGATCTTACTACAGCTCCTATTCCTGATAAATTAAAGTTTACACTGAACAGTAAATGTACAGAAGAATTTCTTACTAATCTAGGTAAAGAGTATCTAGGAATCTATAAATATGATCCTGAAACCTCTAATAAAGGTAAAGTAGGAAAAGCTAGAACAACTAAAAAATTACCTGATGGTATGTACAGAACTGATGAAGAGAACTTTAATAAAATTACTCTTACTTATCCTATACATCTGATTGGCTCCCTTAAAATTGACGGCAGTTCTTGCTCCATATGGAAAAAAAGTAAACAATCAGGTATCTGTTCTCGAAATCTACAAATTCCTTTAATGCTTACTAATGTAATAGGTAAGAAAAAAGATATTTGGAGCAAGATTAAATCTTTGTTTGGAGTAGATATTAGTATCTATAAAGAGGAAAAAAATACTTCTGAATTTATTACTATAGGAGAGAAGTATTTACAAAGCCTTATAGAATCTGATTACGATAATATTACTTTAAGAGGTGAAATTTATGGTAAAAATGGTTCTAAAGGTTCTGGAAATCCTAGAAATCCACATGGTAATAAACCAGGAGATATTTTATTTTATGGTGTAGATGAGTATACTAGTTCTACAAAAAAAGAACCATATAACAAATTTGTAGAAGTTACTGACAATCTAAGTCTTACTAGATGTCCAGAAATCTTTAATAAAGAATTTTCTACAAGAGAAGAATTAATACAAGAGTGTAATCAATATTTTGCAGATAATTTAGTGGAAGGTATCGTAATCCGTACTCCCGATTCTTCTATTTCTGCAAAAATTATGAACTTGGAGTATGATTCAAAAAAGTAATTATGGTACAATTTTCTGAAAGTCGTAAAGCATTAATGACTAAGTTAGCGGCTATCCAAGCTTTAGAGTTGGCAGCAGTTAAAAATGCTACAAATCCTGCATACAAAACTGGTAAGAATCCTTCGGGTTCAAAGTATGCTGATTTAAACTCAATTCTTGAGACTTTAATTCCTGAATTGAATAAGGTAGGTCTTGTATTATGTGGTTTTCCTACTGTAGAAGGTTTAATGATATTACTTACTGATGTAGAATCAGAAGAGTATTTATCATTTGTCTATCCTCTTGCAATTCAAGGACAAACGCCACAAGCTATTGGCAGTCAAATTACTTACAGTTGTAGGTATGCTTTCCGTACATTATTTAATTTACAAGCAGAGGATGACGATGGAAATGCTGCATCTGGTATTCCTGTAGTAACTACAGTAAATCCTACTACAACTGGAGCAGCATCTTCTGAGCCTTCTAATTGGATTAATGCTGGAAATTTCCCTGAATTACAGGAAAAAATCACATCAGGTCAATACAAATCCATGAAAGACATTCGTGCAGATTATAAAATCTCAAAAGCAATGTCTGATCAAATTCTAGCAAAATGGCCGGAACTGTCATAATAAAAGAAAAAGGAAAACACCAAATAAAAATCACTAAAGATCTATATACCAGTTTAGAAAATCAGTACGAGAAAATTTTTATAAGTCAGAAGGAAGGAATATGCTATATTTATAGCCCAAGTCCTTTTATTCAAAATGGTGTTATTGCTTTAGGTATGAAGCTAGGTAAAAGAAGTATTGAAGTAATTAACTATACTCCTATAGCATATCTACCTAAAACTTTTGATGTTGAGCTAGTAGAGGAACAAATATACCAATTCATAAAGAACGGGGTAGTAACAGATTACCCTATAAAAACATTCAGAGTAAATGAACTTACTAACGAATCCGAAGCAGTCGGAACCACAGAAGAGAAATCAATTATTCACGGGATTAGCGAGACTGACTCCGAGTAAAATTGAAAGACAAGAAGAAGCGGATGGAAGCATTTCGCTTTCTATGTTACTGAAAAACCATGACGTATCATTTTTCCAGAAACTAAAAGTATCAAATATTCCACAAACATTTACTAGTGGTAACAGCTTGTACTTTGCAACAAAAGGAAGTAAGTTTGATACTAAAATCGGTAACGAGCATAATTTGTATCAACTGCACGAGTATAATGGCAAATTCTTTGGTATGACTACTGAGCAAGAGCCAAAGATTGCTAGAGAAGGTGAAGCAAATTATTTGAAATTAGTACATACTTTGATGTCAAGCCCATCTACTGTTTACCCAAATGGTACTTGGATTAAAATTGAAGAATTGCTACAAGATTTAGAAGATCACAATATCAGTTTTGACAATCTTCTAAATGGAGATTATAATGCTGATCACTTATCAGAAACTATTGCTGCTTACAATTTAGGAGTAGTACTTCCTTTGTCTATCCGTTTTACTAAAGATGGAGCTGCTAAACAGTCTTGCCTTGGTTTCTACTGGAATTCACTAGACTATATTTATCGTAATACTGAAGCAGAACCAGCTTTTGAGAATAAGATTATTAAAGCTAGTTTAACTGGTTATCCCATTGGCGGGAAAGAATATGTGACTTCTGCTTATCTACCTTATGAGGTAGTTGAAGTAGCACAAACTGAAGAAGTAGAACAAACTGAAGAAAGTTCAGAAGAACTTCCATTTTAATTAAACAATAAATGATAGTCTAATGAATGTCTTAAAAACAACTGCACAGAAACTAGAATCTATAGATCAATTAGAAGTATGGCGTAATATTTTAAATATGCCATTTCTTCAAATAGGGGAAAAATTCAGAAACCCATTTAGAATAGATAATAGTCCAGGTTGTGTATTAAGAGTTCGTGGTGGGAATATATTAATGTATGATATGGCTAGTATACAGTTTAGATGTATGAATTGTATGCAAGCTTTACAGTATGTTAATAGACCAATCAACTTAGACTATACTAATCATAAAAAATATGAGGAAAAACCTTTTAAGTTCCTCATAAATTATATTAAAAAGGATTACACTAAGAATGATCAAGCTTATTGGGGTCAATACGGCATTAGCCTGGAACAGTTAGAGCAGGAATCCGTAGATTCAGTATACCAATACTCTTTTAATTCTAAGAAACATCCTGATAAAATAGAAACACTATATCCCTTAGGGTATACTTATTGTATAAATGTAGTTGAACGTAAAAAGATATATCGGCCATATAGCAAGCATTCAAGATTTTTATCTGATTTTTCTCCTCTTACTATCGGAGGTAATACTCCAATTACAAGCCCACTAATCTATACCAAGTCTTTTAAAGACTATGCGGTACTAACCAACTTTGGCTATAGTTCAAGATTTATACACTGTGAGAATGTACTCAATCCACCTAAAGATGGGATTTATCTAGTGGATAATGATGCTCCTGGATTGAAGTATAGAGATTATCTTAACTCAAATGGGTATATAGCTTTTACATTGCCAGTTGGTTATCCTAAAGATCCTAGTGATTGTTATAGATTTTTAGGCGAGGGGAAAACTAAATCATTATTACATGACTGTATTTCAGCTAATCTCTGAAATAGGTTGCTCAGACTTACTCAGAGTTCAACGTACTAGAGCTTCGGTATATGCAGTTAAAATAGGTGATACTTATTACCATAAACTGAAAACATACCAAGATTTAGAAACGAGCTATTTCGAGATACCGGACGGTATGATCCGTATCGACAATCACAAAATCTCTTCAATTTAAAAATTAACAACTTATGGCTAAGTTAATGATATTCAGCACTCGCGGTAATGCGAAGGTTGAAGGTGTTACTATTAATACAGTGCAAGACATCCTAGATGCTGCTCACAAAGAGAGCATGGTTCCTGATAACTATAGTATGGCTATCGTCTTCAAAACTGATTCTGGTCGTTCTAACATTATGGATGCGCATCCTGAATCTACTATTCCAGCGGCAGACAGCTACATTGTTACTTTCAGTTTGAAAGATGTAAAAGCTGCTTCTGAAGGTAGTTTGCAAAATCAAGTACAATCTTTTCTTGATACTGATACAAGAAGTGCATTGTATCTAGCTATTAAAACGATTCAGAATTCTGATAGTCCAGAAGAATTGCTTGGCTTGTTTACAGCAGAAATTGGTAACTATACCAATCAGAAAACTGCATATCTACGGGAGAAGATTCAGTGGTTTCTGGAAGAACTTAACAAAGAAGAAGCTAGTTCTTCTGATGCTTGGTTTTCTGATGAATATATTCAAGCTATTTATAATAAACTTAATACTATTGAAGAGACTGTATTATCTCTAAAAAATGCTGTAATTGATCTTGGTATTAATGCTGGTTATCTTGCAAAAGGATACGAAGAAGAAATTGCAAAAGAGTTATTGAAGTAATATTCATGTTTTGTTTTTGGATTTAATTGGTTATTCGAGGTAGGACTTAAAACCCCTACCTCTTTTTCTTATTCTATGGAAGAAAGAGAAGCTATTGAAGAATTGCTTGAAACGTTATATCCTGATAACTGGGAAATAACTTTTGAGGGAAATTATATCTGGAAAAGAGAAAATATAGAAATTATAGATCTTAATAAAAATGAGCTATACGATACGATAGATATTATTTTTACAAGAATGAGTTTAGATTCTGATAATCGTTCTAAGTTTTCATTTTGTAGACTAGATAGAAAAGCTACAGATCCTCGTTATCAGCACCCACACTTTAAAGGTGCTATAAAAATGGCAGACGTATTCTGTACTGGAAAGTATGTAACAGGATTGCCAATTTCAGACATTATCTACTTTGATAGTTATATGAAATGTTACAATTCTGGTAGTGGTTATACTATACAAAGTGATTTAACTAAATCTAATGTCTCTACAGCAATTAATGAATACTTATATCCTGAATTCTTTTTCAACTATGAGACAGACTGGATAGATGTAAGAACTAAGTGTGATTTGACATTAGAAGAGTTTCAGAAGTTTGTCATACTAGACACGAATTATGAGTCTTTTACAGTATACTTTAAAGGTGTAAAGTATGACTCTTATTTAACTATTCCAGAAGCTAATCTATACGAAAAACTATTTCATAAGTTTTTACTAAACAAAAAACTAAATTTAAATGACAACCTTAAACATTACGCCGAGCTTTTGGCAGCAAGCCATGTACCTGAACAAGAAGTTTCCGAACTTGGAATGGTCGGGTGAGCTATTATATAAAGTAGAGGGAGAAGCTACAAAAGAGACCTTTACTCCTATGCATATTATTCCACTTGATCTAGGAGATAAAGCCTACACTACTTTTAAAGATTCAGGTGTACTTGCAGAACTTATTGCAGATAATGAAGAATACTTTGATTACAAACGTGGTATGATTCATTCTCATAATACTATGCAAACTAATTTTAGTAATACTGATATTACTCAATTGGACGATGGAGCAAAAGAATCAGATTTCTTTCTATCTGTTATTGTCAATAACGCTAATAATGTTACTGCAAAAGTAGCTAGAAAAACCATTACAGGATTTTATACTAAAGTAGTAGAATCTTGGAACAATGGAAGAAAAGTAACTACTATGATTGACGTACCAGAAAAAGAAGAAATATTTGTACAAGACATTGAAGTAAGGTTTCACTATACTGAACTACCTGAATGGTTTACTCAAAAAGCTAATGCTCTAAAGCAAAAACCAAAACCAATAGTAAAACCTTTTACTGCTTTTGATTATGGTAATAGAGGATTTAGCAATGGTCATACTAAAGGTTACAATGGTTATCAACCTAAAGAGGTTATCAAACATAATTCATTATCAAGTATCTATTTAGATGTAGATGAAGAACATATTTTAGATTTCTTTAAGCTGACTAATACAAAACAATTAAAAGATAAACTTACAGAGGCTACTGCTCAAACAGTATTAGAGTTTGTTGACTTTTATGAAAAAAGATTAGAATCAGACAAGAAAGACAATATTGCTGACCAAGATCAAACTCTGATAGAAGGACTAGAAGATGTTTTAGGCTATTTAATGCTTGATTACACTAATACTCCTTTTTATAAAGAGCTACAGAAATTTATTTTTGAATTGGAACAATTAGAGAAAAATGACATCAACGTTGAGATTTAGCACCGCGCCTTGGTATGGTACATTTAAGGATATTACTATAATTGGATTGGGAGGTGTTGGCAATGGCCTAGCTCGTATTTTAGCATTAAATGGACATAGACTATCTATTTACGACTACGATGACGTAGAAGAGCATAACTGTATCCCACAGGGTTATCCTAGAAAGTATATTGGAGTATCAAAATACGCTGCTTGTAAATCTATCATTGCTAGTTTTGTAGAGAATTTCTCAGTCGATTGTCATGGCAAATGGGATGATAGTGAATATTTGAGACCTATTGTAATAGCTTGTCCTGATAACTTTGACACTAGGATCTCTGCTTTTCAGAAATGGAAAAGAGATAGTGATAGAGAATTGTTTATTTCTGTAGGTTTAACTGGGGATGATTACAAAATTATTGTCATTAAAAGAGGAGATGAAGATTTGTTTGATATGCCTTCTGATTCTGTTTCTGATGAGCCTGTAGTATGTACTAATAGGCAAAGTTTGTATATGGCTCAAGCTGTACAAGCTAAAGTAGCAGAAATTATTAATAAATTTATCATTGATCCTGATCTAGTAGAAAACACTTATGTTCACAACGGAATCACTGGATAGCGTAGTTTATGACTATGATACTGCTTCACGAGTAGAGTTAATAAATTCTAATAGTGTACTACGTGCAGAAATAAATGGAGAGAATTTCTATATTGGCAGGAATGTTATTAGAAACAATGATAAAGTTGTATTAGTATATTTTAATGATAATAAACTGTATGTCAATTCTTTAGTAGGAAAAGATTTATGGTTTTTAATAGAAGATCAAGTCTTTTTATTAAAAGAGATTGATAATATTGAGGTTGAAGTTGTTAAGAATTCTGATATTTACAAAATTATGAACTTACCATCAATATCAGAATTAAATGAGCACGCGCAACAAGAGAGCAGGCTCAGCTTGGAATTATTCCGTCGTCAATCACTTGGCGAAGATTTTTCAGTTGATCCCTTTTAACAACAAAAACCATCAAGAGTTTAATATATCTACTTCCCAGGCTATGAGTAAACCACTTGATGGCTTGGGAGTAGATGTATACTTCGGTGAGCAGTTACCTCCGTATATTCGAAAGATATACATACAGTGCAAGAAAACTCTAACTAAAGGAAAAGGCTCTATGGCTGTAGATATACTCCCTTTATTAGAGATGAAAATTAAAGGAATTAACCTCCTTTATACTAGAGTTACCAAGAAACTAACCACAAAGAAAGGTTTAGTCTCTATGAAAGAAAGTGTAGTAGCAGAACTTGTTACTATGGAATTAGAAACTTTTGAAATCTTTTTAGATGCTTATAAACGAGTACAGAGCACACCCAGCCCTGAACCAGAGTCAACTACAATTAATCAAGAATGACTTTATTCCTTTTGAGAGTAAAGAAGCTTTTTTGATCGGGAATGTAGTTGAATGCTTACTTTGCTTTCCTGAACAGTTTGACCAATACTTCTATGAAGTAGGCAAAACACCAGAAGGCAAAGGTGCAGATGTTATAAAATACTTACACGAAAATAATCTGGATCTATATAATCTACCTGAAGACATAATTGAAGATCTTAAAGTACAGCATGACTATTATGCTAAAATGAGATCGGATAAATGGAAAGAGAAAATCCTAGAATTATCTGACTATTATGATAGCCTTAAATCTGCTGAAGGTAAAACAGCAGTACCAAAGGACTTGCTTGATAAATGTGATAAAAAAGTAAGAAGCCTAGATCCTAAATTATTAGATGAGATCTTTTTAGAGGCTGAGTTTCAGGTTCCTATTATATTTCAATATCAAGGAATTGAATGCAAAGCCTTATTGGATGTTGTGGGTAGAAAATGGTATGATATTAAAACAACGAGTAAACCATTTAGAGAATTTCCTAAAAGCTTACTAAGAAATGGTTATCATATTCAAGGTTATTTCTACGATCAAGCTATTAAGTCATTAGGCTATGATATTGAGTTTGGTGGCTACTATGTAATTCCTATGGGTATTGAGCCTGCTGTATTAGTAGAGTGGGACTTAAATTACGGTAAAGCCGAAACTGATCGACTTATTGAAAGATGGAAATGGCATAATGAAAATCAAATTTTTGTAAATAAAGATCTACATCTTTCTAATTACAAAATGTATTTGAAATTCGATTGATGGAACCACTACCATTTAGGAATAAGACTTTTCTGTATCTAGCCAGGGCACTTACTTTATCTGGTAACTGTAGACCACTACTTGCAGAAAATATAGTTAATTATGGTGCTAAACATAAAGAAAAAGAAGGGTTATTCATCTTGTATAATTTTAAACAGATCAATAACTTTGAACAGATATATGAAGTAGCAAAAACCTTTAACAATTTTATGGAGGAATATTTGGTTGATGACCCCATTTATGGGCAGTTACATATGTTCCACTTTAGAATTAAAAAGTCAATTTATAATGCTTTTCTAGCTTCTGCTTATAGCAAGATGTATAACAAACAAGAATTAGCTATTGTGTGTCCTAATGCAATTCCATCATTGTTAGTATTACAATGTGATGAAAAAATTAAGGAGACACTAGCTAAGAAGTTGAATGTAAACTCTGATATTATAGAAGAGTTAGATGAAGCAATCATCCCAAGTCAAGAATTTTTTGAAAACGATCTATCTGAGGATCAAGAAACATATTATAAGAAATGGAGAGTTTGATCGCAGTTTGGAGGGAGGCATTTGGTCTTCCTCCTTTTGGTACTGAGAATCCAGAACTAAGCTGGAAACTCGTACAAGAAGAATATAAAGAGTTGTCGCAAGCTTTAGAGTCTGAACCAGATAACGTAGATAAAGAGCTTGCAGATCTTACATGGGTTGCAATTATGATGATGTATGATAGAGGATTAGACCCGTACACATTAATGTCAAAACTCTCTGCTTCCAACATGTCAAAGATATGCAAAACGGAGCAAGAAGCAAAAGACTATATTGCTAAACAAGATTTTGAATGCTATATTCAACAGTCTTCTCATGGCTATATAGTTAAGAGAGCATCTGATAACAAAATAATGAAAGCCAATTATGTCCAATTTAGTGACCTTTAGTACTTTAGATAGAGTACAAGAGGAATTGAAGCACACAGACATACTTTTACATCGAGATGAGGAGGAAGACATATATTTAGTAGGTGTTGAGCCAGGAGATTTGACATACTTTCCTACTTTAGATCTAGTAGTTGCTAAATGTAAATTTATAGTATCTAAATTATATGATAATACTATAGAAATAGAAAGGTTTACATTTCAACATGCATTGGACTTTTCTACAGATTTTGAAGGCATAGAAGAATATGAACTCAAGGATTTAGTAAAGAATAGTTCTGAATGGGATTTATTCAAAGATCTTATGGCTCGTAATTTCGATTATGATGATTGAGCAAACATATGCTTATTCGCATGTCCATTTTAGAGTATTATCAAATAAAGCAGATATTATATTCTGGACTATGAACTACAAAATAAAGTCTAAAAAATATAAACAAGCTTTTGAAGTAGACGATAAAATAATTCCTTATTTAGTATTTACTCAAAGTGAATTATATACTGAAGGACAAATTCTTGTATTTATTAAGAAAGCGTATGAAATTTATTCAGCAGATCTTTTTTATAAAGATTTAAACTGTCATTTATGATTGAGTACAAAAAAGGAGACATTTTTAATTCTGGATGTTATGCTTTTGTAAATCCAGTAAATACAGCAGGAGTTATGGGGAAAGGTCTTGCATTACATTTCAAGAAAAATTTTCCTATTAATTACCAGACTTACAAATTGGCATGTGATAATCAATCCTTTCAAATAGGACAGTTATTGTATGTTACAGAAAACAAGCATTTGATTATTAACTTTCCTACTAAAAAAGACTGGAGGCTGAAATCCAACTATGAATACATAGAACTAGGATTAAAAGCTCTTAGACAGTTCCTCTTTGATGCGCAAATTGATTCTATAGCTATTCCTGCTATAGGCTGTGGAGAAGGTGGATTACTTTGGAGTAAGGTGAAACTAATGATAGAAAAATATTTAGGAATTTTAGAATGTAAAATTGTAGTATATGAACCTAATTAACGTACAAGTTCCTTTTTGGGACTATTTGATGGGAAAAGGAGCTAAGAATTTAGTAATTATTGGTATTATTGTATTACTGCTTTGGTTTTGTAATAGACAATGCGGTAAACATACTCATGTTACTACTATTGACAGTACACAACTTGCATTAGTAATACCTAAAGATAGCTTTAGTACTGATACATTAATTATGCAAACTCAGTTAAGACGAGCTATGCCTGAATTGACTGAAGAATTTGCTAAACATAATTCTACTTTCTTTGCTGCATATCTAAAGAAGAACTACAAATATATTGATAACACGTTAAAAAGAAACTAATGAATATAGAAAGCTTGTTAACTAGTCTAGCTCCATTTTCTCTTATTATTGTATTTTTTATTCTTATAGTATATGCTCTAAGATCTAAAAATGATGGGAAAAACTTAATCAAAACCTTTATTGAAAAGAAAACATTAATGCTAGAGATAGTATTATTGTTTATTGCAGTGGTAGAAGCTACTGTAGCTGCTCAATTAGGTCAGAAAGAAGGTATGGCTTATGCTTCTCGATTAGGTATGCATATGTCTTTAGCTTTAGCGTCTGCCACTGTAGGATTTGGCATCTTCAAACAGATGACAGAGTTCTTTGATGCTATCAGACAAAAAGCTCCTGCTTACATTATTGCTAAAGAAGGTGTAGAATGGTTATTTTCTATTATGATTACTCTGATAGCACCAGTAGTAAATACCTATTATATTGTACTTTCTTTACATGCACAACAACAAGTATTTGCTGCTTTTAATGGAGATTTCTTGTCTCTATCTAATCCTACTGCATTTGTAAGCACAGCAGTATGCTTTGTGCATATTTGTGGAGTGTTCTATCTAGGTCTATTGACTTACGAAATTAAGCTTGTTGTTACTCCTATTGTTACTACTGTTCCTAATACTAAAGCAGTTATCCCTATTCATCATGGGTCAGAAGACGATGAAGATGCTGAATTAGATTCTGTAGGTAGACATGATCCATTCTCAAAAAACGGGAGGCAGACAAAATCGTAAGCCCAACCGTTAAGCCGTTTAGCAATGTTATAAATTTCATAGCAAAACACGTATTAACTAATATGCCAGATGCACATGAAAAGTTAGCTGCTGCTATACAAATAGATCCTGAGATAGGTGCAGAATGTCAACGGCTAGTAGATATAGCTGTATTACATCAAAAAACTATTAAAGGATTTGAGGATGAAATGTTTGAGTTAGAGAAACTAAACACAACAGACAGAACTACTTTAAAAAGTAGAGGTGGTGCTTATAATACTGTACAAACTCAAGATAAAGTAGCGAATGTTCTTAATGGCAGAATTAGAGCAAGAATTGTATCTTTGGAAGAGATTGGTAATTCTATTACCAAACGATACGAGCTGTACAAAACTCAATTGGATAATATTAAAGATTACCTAACAGACGTAATGTAGAATGGGAATTAGAAAAGGAGTCAGGTGTGAATTCTGTAATCGTACATCAACTGCTCCATGTACTTCTGCTAAACAAAGTGAGAAGTGTGTAAAGCAGTTAAAAAGACCATTAACATTTTATGCAGAGATTTACCATTATTATTTACAAATCAGAAACAGAGCTTATAGAGCGAATTATCCAAGTTCGTGCTAAAAATCAAGCTGCTGTAGAAAAGATTGCTAAAAGGTCTATTACTGAAGATCAGTATTATGACATTAAAGATTACTGGGCGTGAAAGCAAACTACAAGGTTGTTAATTTACAGACTGAATTAGTGGTAAGTGAACATGTTTCTAAATCAATTGCTAACAGACATATTAGAGACATGGGGTGGAATACTGCTATTTATAAGATAGTCTTTGCCCCTAAACTCGAAGTTGGTCAATGGTACAATCCTAGAACATGAATGAATATTTAATAAGTCCAAAAAGCAAAACCATTACACTATATGGTAATTGGACAATTCAAGAATTCCTAGATCTACAAATGAAATTATCTATGTGTAATTTAATTGATGGGTCATGGGTTATAAAATCTAAAAAAGAAGATGACACCACAACAGCAGGAACAGTACTTCGATCAGATAGTCGAAGCGATGTCAAAAATAATGAAGAGCAAGAGGACAGATTATTCGTCTAAGGAAGATGCTTTATCTAATTTTAAGCAAGTAGCAGCTATTGTTGGCATTACACCAGAGCAAGTATGTCTTGTATTAATTGCAGTGAAAGCTTCCAGATTAGGTAATCTATTTATTCAAAATTTAGATCCTCAAAACGAGAGTATTGAAGACAGTGCAAAAGATTTAACTATCTATACTATGCTTTTGCAAATGATTCTTCAGGATCATCTACAAAATATAATTAAAACTGCACAATCTGATCTATAATTTTTTGCTTTTAATCTCAATGCTTGGGGGTAGATACTGTGTAAAAAGCAGGAGGCTACCCCTTTTTAATTTGTAAATTATGGAATTAAAAAAAGAAGAAGGACATTTATGCTATCATATGAGTGCTTATCACATGATACATTACTCATATAGATTTCATATTTATCAGACTTTTATTATTTTAGGCACAGACGATACTGTATTAATAGGAATGATATGATAATTAAATCAGGTGGTTTATACATTAGCTATTTTGCTTATCATTGTAGCTTTCTTACAAAAGAAATTAGTTTTACATACCCCATCAGGAAAGTAAGTATTTCTGATGAATCAACTTCTTTAATGCTAATAAAAATATGAATTTACAGGCTTATGAAAGTTTTCTATTACATGATAGCTATTATCAAGAACTAGAAAACCTATTCGAATTTTTTCCTTATAGTGATATATATTTTGTGGATAATACTTTTTCACATTCAATTATTTTAACATGAAAATACTTGTACGTAATGACTAGATGGGAGATCACTCTTCTGCTCATTATGTAAAACTCACTTTATGTTGGTCAGATATAAGAATAGATAACTTAACAAAAAAATTGATAGTATGTGTGTAATCTTGAATAATAGTTATGTACACTATGATAAATATATTTATCGAAAGTCTATAATATTAAATATAGTACCAGCACATCCATTCAATGTGTTTACAAAAAGAAGTACAGCATCAAAATTAATAGTAATATGCTGATAAAAGGCCATGCAAGTGTTCTCTGTTTTTATATGGATAAAGACAGAATAAAAAATTACATCGTTACAGGAGTAAAAACTTTTGGTAGTGTTAAGTCAAGTAGATACTATGAAATAACTCATACAATTATTATATTATGAGAATAATATGTGTATCTGATAGTGGTAAATATTTTTACGAGCAGAAAAATTTTGATAAAATAGAATGGTGCTCTTATGGTTCAATGTTAGGTGATCGTAATTACACTAATGCAATTATATTATGCGAATCAAAACTATACTTATAGGAATCAATTTTCTTCATGTAGACATTTCTAGTATTAATTTAATATTTCAAGATATTAAAATGCTAGATCATTTTACAGCAGTCTATCCTGGCTGTTCACAAATTATAAATTTAAACTGATGAGAGAGATAAACATTCCCGAAAGCTTGAAAGAGCAAATTATTGAAATGCGTAACATGGCAGGTATTTCGATAGAGCCAGCTAAAACGACTCACGATCGTCTACATTCATTTCTTTCTGGTGAGCCTAACGATCAACTGCAAAAAGTAATGAATGTTTGTATGAAAGCTTATAAGCCTTATATGACAGTATCTCCATTAATGTTACAGTCCTATGGTGTGGCTATGTACTGCTTACCAGAATGTAATGATACAGAGCTACTAAAAATTGCTAAAGAGATTTATGAGACGTTAAGTCACATGTAATTTTAAATTTCAAAATCTTTAATTTTAAAAACATGAAAAAGAAAACCAGAAACATCAATATAGAAGAATTGGCTATTGTCAATATTCTAATTTTTACAATCGGATTATGCATGAGTTCTTTAATGGGACTTGTATTTTGTGGGTTGTATACTTTCTTTTCGTTAGTAGAATTTGACAAATGAAATTGACAAAACATTATTATAAACCTATTTTATTTGATAAAAGAATTACGGATATATTAAGAGTAGATATATTTGATAATATTTTAGGACAAGGAAAATTTTTTACTCCTATAATGGTATTGATATGATGCTGAAAACAAACTATGTGAATTTTACTTACCATCATGGTTATTTTTACTTTGCATCTAAAAGTGCGCAACCTATACAAGGTAGATATACTAGTAATCATGAATCTTATGATGAAGCAAATTTAATAGTAATAATATGAAAATACAATTTAGAATATCAGGCATAGCTTATTTCCTAGACAAACAAAAATCAGGATTAAGTAATCCTAGTGAAGATTTAAAATATTTTGCAAAATGGAATACTAAAGAATTGATACTATGGAACTGAATCTACATTATGTACCATTCTTCTATGGATCAATAATTACAAGAACTGATTTTATAAGATTTCAATTGGATGGTGAGTATCGCATTGAACACTTTATCAAAACGTCAACTTACCTGGATGCAGCTATATTTGAGGAGGTAGACGATAGTGCTTTTTTGATTTTAGTATAACTGAAAAATTATGCAAGTAATCTTAATCAGACCAAGTTATCATCCTTGTAATTATTTAATGCCTTATTATGTTAGAAATGCGTCATCAATTGACTTAACTTTACTATGTTACTTACGCATTCCTAGTCATGGTAATATCATCACACAAATACATTAATATGCATTTAGAATACTTTTACAATAGTATAGGCTATTATGATAATGAGGTAAACATAAATTTAGAACTTCTTCCTAACTGTAGTCCAATAGAAAAAGCTCTTACATCAATTTTATGGGATGCAAAATTAATTATAGCTATATGAACATAAAAACATACTTAACTAATCGTACAAAGCATTATAAAATGAGTTTTGACTCTGATATTGCTAGAGGTATATATAATGCAAAAAGAAGTAATAGGTTTCACTCAACTTTTCTAATATGTTTATAGTAAATAAATATGGATGCGGAGAGTTTTGGTATAAACAGACACTATTTCTGTATTATGACCATTTAGATGAAATATATTACGGATTAAAACTAATAGAATGAAACTATATACTTACAATCCAAGTATTACACACTGCCATCATAATAGACACAGCTTCTTTAATCAGTCAAATACATTTTTTATTAGAGTATTTGGTATTAGTGAAGACTTTACTAACACAATAATTATAATATGAAACTATACTCTTATTATAGGTTTTCTTTTTATAACAGTTACCAGCGCCAATGTAAAAATATAGTAAAAGATGATTATATTCTTATTGATTCTATTGATCCAGATGCTAGTACACTATTAATACTAATCTAATGAAGTTAAAATTATTACAATCAGGTGTAGGATACCATCAAAAGAATATCCATATAATAAATTCTACTGCCTTCTTAGGGATTTTTCATATCTCAAATAATGTATATTTAAATAACTCAATGTTAGCATGGATCTAAAAGCTATTACAGTAGGAAATGGATATACCGATTATCTAGTCCATTACCAATTTAATTCAGTGATGAGATATCCTACCAAATTCACTATCAAATTCACAAATAAAATACTTAATAATCTAATTTGTATCCAATGATGATAATAGCTAAATATACTCTGCACCATTTTGATTTAAGTCAACATCACAGCAATCTTAATGATAATAGATTTTGTCCTATTCATCCATTAGATATTGATGGAAGTATTAGTGTAATGACAAAAAGATTAAGCAACAAAATAATTCTAGCATGAGTATAGATATATTTAGAGCTAGACATTGTTTTGGCAGTTTAATGCTAAGTACAATAACTCACAATTATATTTATCCATCTGTTAATTATGGAAGTTATTCTTACAGAGCAAATCTAATAATAAATATATGAAAATAAATCTAGTGTTATTAGCACGACCAAAGCTTTATAGACCTGTAGCTTTTCAAAATTATAAAGCTTATTTACCTTTAGAAAATAAAGAATTTAATTTGCAAATTTGTATACAATGAGAATACATCCATCAAAATTCAATAATCATTATTTCTCTAGGAGAAATTATAAATCAGAACCTAATAAATGTTTGTTGTATATAGGCTATTTACTTTATGGAACTGTAATAATAGAAATATGATTTTATTTAGAAATGATTTTCATACTTATTATTCTTTACACATATCTCATATTTGGATTGAATATCCTAATTGTAGTTGGCTTCTTGTAGATAGTCCAGCAAAAACTAAAACATCTAATTTAATATTGTTATGATGCTAAGAGTTAAAAAGATGCCTACTAATTTTATAAATAGACAACACTTTTATAAAGAGTCATGGTGGACATTAGGGCAAATAAATCATCTGAATAGCCATTCCAATACAAAAATAATTTTGATATGAAAATTAAAAGAGGAAGGTTTCTAAGTGCTTATTTTATGCATGTATCAAATTTTTCAAATATTCCTAATTTAGATATTAATTTAAAAGTAAGCTATTTTTCACATACTTGTAAACTTAAATTAATATAATGGAATTAGATTGCAGATATTTTGGGGCTTCTCATTATAAAATTGATCCTGCTGCTCATAAAACTAATACTGGAATTTATTATATATCTGGTAAACCTAATGGACTTACAAAAAATTTAATATGGATATGAATGATCGGTACAGAGCTAGGAAGCATAAAGTAAGATATGAGAAAATAGATAAAAATCTTGTGTACGACAGGGATGGATGGAAATGCTATATCTGTGGTATTTTCATCTCTCCTAGTCCTGGCTATGACTTACCTTACAATGCTACCTTAGATCATGTAATACCTATGTCTAAAGGAGGAGACCATACTTATGATAATGTTAGAGCTTGCTGCTATTCCTGTAATCAGAAAAAAGATGACTCATTGTGAATCTAAAAGACTTTACTCAAAGCTACCTATGTTATTACTATGATCAAGAATATGTTTGGAGTAATAATGGTTTTAGCTGTTATAAAACAGAAATTTTAAATATCTCAAGGGCAGATGGCTACTTAATAATAGAAATATGAATTTAAGAACACAATATAAATATGCAAATTTCCTTTCCTTATGTGATGTAACTGAATTTTGGAGAGCTGGAATGTATTTTGGATATAGGAATAAAACTAATTTAATAATACTATTATGAAAATAACTTATCATGTATTTGATTCTAGCTTTGAAGATACATACAGATATATTCGTGCTAATATAAATAATAGCTTAGAACAATCTCCTTTAGTTTACCTAACTGATACTAGTCATTTAATTTTAATCTAATGCACTTAACTGTATATTACACAACACCTTGGTTTTCTATAAAAATACAACGGCCTTTAATTAAATCCATATTTACTAGTATGAACATAAATATGTATAATCATCTGATTACTCATAATAGCATAAAAGACAATACTAAATTATTAAAACTTGAATTATGCCATTACTATGAAATTAAATATATACAATAATTTTACTGGATACTTTAGTTCTGAAGTATTAAGAAATAATGCAGTTTATTACACGTATTATGTATCTGAAAAAGCAACATCACTTAATAAAAATTTAATACTAATATGAAACTAGTAAACTATCATGATTATCAAGCATACATTTTTAGACATATCCCATCAAATAGCTTAAGTAAATGTGATATTGTAAAACATTGTAAAGTACATAAAAATTTACTTTTCTTTATCTAAATACAAATCTTGAAGTGTATATAAGGGGCGTAACTGCTTGACTTGACTCATGTTCGTATATATTTGAGAGTCAATCCAATTCCAGCACTTCCTTTATTTAAACCTTCAGGATATTTAGTACCTAATAAATTAATCCAATAGTCTTCTTTATTTTTTAATTCATGGGCTTTACCTTTTTCTAATTCTTTTATAGATAACAAATTCATGTCTTTGCCTGTTAAGAATTCAGTTAATTTAGTATTATTTCTCTTTTTAAGCACAGTTTCTTTATGTGCTCCAAGTCTTGTAGATAATCGTCTTGTAGTTAATCCTACATAAGGTATTACTTCATTATCATATACTAATTGATAGATAAACCCTTCTGATTCAGGATGTACACTTTTATTACTACATGCAGAACAACCTCTATTTTTTGAAAGAATATTACAAGGTTTAGTTTCAAAGCTAGTTTTACATTCTTTACATGTGACTTCTACTTTGCCTAATCTTCTAAAAGGATATTCTATTTCTCTAAAATCATAAATGTCACCATTTCGCTCAATACTTTTTTCTACAAAAGAGTCAAATGATTTTCTTGTTATGTGGCCTGATATTAAACTTCCACATTTAGAACATCCTCTTCCTTCTAAATGATCTTTAGCTGTTTGCTCAAAGTCCCCATGATCTTTACAAGTTATTATCAATTTTTTCTTCCCTCCTACATACACAGATTTAGTATAGTTATATCTACCTTTGTGTTTTTCTATTGCTCTATTTATCCAGTAAGATGTTTTATCTATTGCACATTCTATTGTAGGTTTAGATCTAGTTAAACTTTGAGCTTGAACTTCGAGTAATCCATAATGATCTTGTACTAAAATCTTATTTCTTTGCCTTTTAAATTCACCAATAATTGTTAATTGTGGATTTGCTTGTGCAACTCTTTTTGTAAAATTTTCTAGTATTAATTCAGTAATACGTGTCATATTAAATTAATTTTGTTTACTTATTTTTGTCTACATATAAATCTTCAAGATTATATAAAGGGGAAAGTTGTTTGTGTTTCAGGAAGTTATTAGCTCCTTTAGGATCTTGGAATAGAGTATATCCTTTAATACCAGGAATAAGCTGTAATAGAAATTTCTCTCTTTTACTCAGCCCTTCATACTTACCTGACTCTATTAGCTCTCCTGAAAACAACTCCGTAAAGTTGGTAATTAACTCAAGATCTCTAGCAGGTACAATAGGATCTTTGATAGCATTAATTAATTCAGTAGGGTTATAGAAAGAAGATACTTCAAGTAAAGCTCTGTTACTTTGATAAGCTAGTAAATCCATAAACAAATCATCCTCGTCATCATCTCCACTATTAAGAGCTAGAGCTATAACAGTAAATGCAGAAATCATCAATAATTCTAGCACTACTCTTTTTAGATTTTCTTTCTGATAATCCTCTAACTCATTCCAATTAGCTAATAGAGATTTTATTTGACTTATTTTTTCTTTAGGCATAAAGTATTTACCTACAAGACTTATAGCTGACTGATAGGCAAATGTACCAGCAGTTCTATACATGCCTTCAGTCATATCTTGTAAAGTAAAATCATAACCTTTAGTTTTTAATCTTCTTGACATACCTTCAAAAAGCCAACCTCTATGTAAACCTACCATAGCAAATACAGAGTGCTGATAGATAGCTGCTTTGTCTTCTGGTGATAATGCTCCATCTACTTGTGATGTAATAGTTTTAATCCTTGATGTAAGGTTATCTATTACAGACTGTGACATACTGTGAATAGCTGTACCATCAGCAGTATTAATCATAGAGTAAGCGGATACCATTTTATCGAAGTCTAATCCTGCTCTTTGTGCTTCTTTAGCAGTATAGAATTTACCTTCATGCATTCTAAAGTTATCAAGTACTGAAATCATTACAATAGCTTTAGAGAAATAATCTCCAGCTTGATAACCATACATTAAAGTCTTATCTGGTTGATTACGCATCAATACATGCTTGTCTAGGTCATTAAATAGATTACGCATATCTTCACCTAAACCAAAAAAACGCATTAGAGTGCTAATCCTATCTGTGGATCTATACTTCTCGTGTGAGTTAAGTATACTAGGTAGCATACTAAAGAATTCTTTATTAGCAAATGCAGAAGATTTTACTGTAGTATATTTTCCTATTAAAGATTCTATAGTAGCAAAGACCTTAGTACTAATTAAGTTAGAGGTCATAGTAATAAAGTTCAAACCTAAGTTTTTACTTCTTACCCAGCCACTTAATCTATCTACTAACTTAGATACGTTTACATCATTACCTAGAATTTCTACAGTATAGTCGTCTCTTTCTTTACCTGAAATATGTACATCTAGGAAATTCTTTAATGCAGTATAAGACCAAGTAGACTCACCTGACTTCTGTTCTTTACCTACTAGTCGTCTAGTTTTAGATAACTGTAGAATATTTTCAAAAGTAGATAGCTTCTTTGACTTCTCTATATAGTTAGTAGCCATCTGCTTGTAAGCTACCATAGAAGAAAGTATATCAGAGCTAATTCTTGATGGATCTTTTAGCTTACTGATAAAACGTAAAGGAGCTTGTTCTAGTAGAGTACCATCATTTAACTTAATCTCATTATTAAACTCTGTATCATCTTCCTTTCTAGTAATAGCTCCACCTACATTAGCTTTAAGTCTTTTATACAAATCAGGATCTTTATTAAACATAGCATCTAACATACTTTCGTAGGTTTGAGGAGCTAGTCTAATATTAGCTTCAGGTAAAGTAAAGTCAATTTTTCTCTTTTCTTTTTTCAAGTATTCTAATACTTCTTGCTGTCTAGCAGTTAGTTTGGCATAATCCTTATTAGTATAGTCTATTGTAGTAAATTTTTCTTTACCTCGTTTTACTTCACTACCATCTGATGGAGATACAAGCTCACCTTTAAAATATTTTATAGAACCATCTTCATTAGTTGCAGTATTTAAAGACCACCATAGACTAAATTGATTAGGACTAAGATGTATTTTTCTAAGGTTAATAATTTCTTGTGCATTATCAACTACTTTAGTATTATACTTATTCCAGTTATCAATTGCCCTATTATAACTTTTTAGTCTTTCTAATTCTTTTGCATAGAAAGTTCTAGTAGCAGCATCTAATCCAGGATCAGTCATAAGTAGTTTATAACTCTGAATTAATTTTTGTTCTTTAGCTCTTTCAGTAAAATCTTGAGAAAATCTATATTGAGTATTTAAATTTTGATAAAACTCTTTTTTATTTTGTTCCCATTGAGTATAGTGTAATCTATGTAACCAGTATCCAGTTTTCTTTCTTACAGTTCTTACTTTACCAGTTTTTTTGTCTTGTTCTACATAATTATGATATTCGTATACCCAGCTCATATCTTTACCAATAAAATCTTCTACACCTGTCATAAAGCTATCAGCCCAAGCCATTGTAGTTCTTCTAATGGCATTATTCAAATCGAATACAAGCTTATGTACTATACGATTTAAAGTATCTGTATTATTTCTAATAGGAGCAAACCAAGTCTCTAAGAAATTAGAATCTTTATAAAAGAACTTTAATCCTTTTTTCCAATCCCATCCTATTTTAGCTTGAATCTCTTCATCAGTTAAGTCAGGAAATTCTTTTCTAAGTCCATCACCAACTTCTCCTACTCCATCTTCATATACCAATTGAGCATAGGCTTGCTGTATTACATCAAATCTATTCTTATGGTTAGTAATAAGTTTATCTAATACCATCTTTCTAGCTGAACCTATAATACTATCTTGACCTATAATAGATTTTAACTCTTCTAAGAATGGTCTATAATAACCAATAAAAGCTGCTAATTGAGTGACTAAATCATTATTAGTTATTGCAGTACTATTTCTATCTCCTAAATACATACCATGACTAGATTTCTTTACATCAAAGTAATTCTCTAGCCATTTAAAAGCACTATTTAAATCGTTATTAAGAAAGCCTAAAAACTTATAAATACCAAGACCATTGACGTTACCTTCTAGTTCTTCAGCAAGAGACTTAATTTGTTTGTCTACAGACTTAATTGCATCTTCAGGTATGTTATTTCTTTTACGTAATGCTTTTTGTCTTTCTTTCAAAGAGCTAATCTGACCTTTTAGATAATTCTCTTCATCCTGTAGACTATAGTAGATTTCATCTCTTACTACATTCAAAGTAGGTTCTTGTAAAAAAGTATCAGTAATATTTTCTAAGTAGTCTGTAAGTTCTTTAGTCTTAAATAAATTTAGGAATTTTCTCCATAAACGCATTAGCCAAGTATCTACACGAATAGGAGCTAACTTATTTTTTAATACTTGATTTAGCTGCTTACCTAGAATTTCTATCCTGGCCTTACGGTCTGCCACTTTATCATCTAAATTAAAATCTTTCTTATATCTTTCTTTGTAGGTTTCATACTCAGAAAAGAAAGGACTTTGCTCAACTAGATCATAAGCTTTTTGAAATTCAGTAGTTCCTTCACTATTCATTACAGCAATGTGAGCTACTTCTTCTCCTAACTGCTCTACAGTATAGCCATTACCTAGAGCTACTACTTTCTTAGTAAAGTCAACTAAAGCATTTACATCTCTTAAATTAAGATTTGACTCTTTTGCATAATCATCTAGTGTAGATAACTTTAATCCTGCTTTAGTCAATAAATTCAGTAATTTAGTCTCTACTTCTGATAAATTTTTAGTAGGTGTAGTATCTATATTACCTAGTGGATCTGAAGATAAATTAGGTATTTTTTGAAATGGAAGTTCATCAGGCTCAAAAGGAAGTGCAGTATTAGGTCTTGTACTAGATAGTTTAACTTCACTTCTAATTAAACTTCTAGGATATTTTTTAGCTACTTCTTTTAAAGCTGCTATTTTAGTATTAATTAAAGCTTGATTAGTGTATTCTTTTTCTTTTACTTGCAGATTTTCTAGCTCCTCAGAATTAGTTTTTAAATAACTTTCCCAAACTTCATCAATTCCTAGTCCTACATCTGTCATATTAGTAATGTCATAATCTTCTACTTTAGTATTAAAAGGAGCATCATAAGGTACATTTTTCATAAACCAATTTCCATTTTGTTTATAAAACCATGTATCATTTGCATAGCCTGTATACTGACTTTTTAATACAAATTTATCAGGTATAACTGTAGCTCTGGTATCTAATTTAGTTTTAACGCTGATAATGCTTTCTTTTATATTGTCTTTAGTTTGAGTAGGTTGAATACCTGAACTAACCCTATTGTTTTTAGTAATTTTAGGTGTAACTAACTTACCATACCTATGATCTAATATTCTATTAATTCCATCAATAATTTTTTTAGTTTGATAAGGAATATCTTCATCATATTCTAATCTAAAATTATTGCCTGTAAGAGCTATACCCAACTCATTATGATGATGTGCAAGATTGTCTATAATAGATGCTAGATTAGGTTGTACTACATCTATATTTTTTAAAGCTGGATATTTAGTATAGCTTACTCCGAGTAATTCAGATTTTTTATCTTTATTTACTTTTTCAGAAGCATCCCATACACTACCAGAATATACATCAGTATTAGCAGCCCATAAAATATCTTTAGATTGTGGGTATATTTTAAATTTGATTTTACCACCTCCACCTTCTAAATGCCCTATTGTTTTATCTATAGGTTTAGTATAAGCAGAAATAGCAAATTGTCCTCCTGCTTTTTCATTATCTTCTATATGCTGTAATAAATTTTGCATCATAAGATCTACATCAAATGATGAGTAAGCACCTACTACAGAACTAAACTCTTGTCCTCTTGAATATACTTCTTCAGGGTTATATTGAATATTATTTATTTTTTTCCACTCGTCTATAATTTCTTTAGACTGTTCATATTCTTTGTTTTTTTCTATGAAATGATATAATAAAGTGTTTTTTAAAGGAACTATTTGGAGATAAAAATCTAATATTTCTTGTGAATTTCCATATAATTCATCTTGGTATATATCATGTTTAGACCCATCCTCAAACTCTAAATGGAATTTATCAGGACTTGGAGGTTCCCATTGATTTTCATCTGCCAAAAAGGTTGCTGGATCTCCTTCTATAAATTTAGCAGATTTCACCTTTTTACCTGTTATAGGATCTATTTTACCAATAATAGATTTTTTTTCTATTTTAACCTTATTTAAATCAACATCTTTAACATCTCTAGCTAATTTTCCAATATGATTACTTGCTTCTTGATAGGTTTTAAACTTCATATTATCAGGAGTAGTGTATTCTACTTCATATCCTGGAAGTATAAGCTTACTATTAGAATAAGCTAATAAATCAGCTAAATCTTTTAATACTAGATTATCAGGAAGTTTATCTATTTCTACTTCTCTTTTAAATAATAGCTCTTTGATTAAAGATTTTATCTCTTTTAATAGTCTTTTAAGTAGTGATATAAGCTTACCATCTTTTACTTTATCTAACCTATCAGCAGTCATCATACCAAGAAGTTCTACAATAGCTTCTTCTTGTTGTTCTTCTAATGTGTACTTTGTTTTTAAATCATTTTCAGTAATAATAAATTCATCTTTTGTAAAAAGATTCTCATTTAAAAAAGTTGATAACCTTGTATTTGTATCATTAATTTGAATAAAATATCTTTTTGAACCAAATAAATTATCTGATGTGACTTTTGCACCAATTAAATCTGTTATTTTATTAATCCCCCAATCTTCAAAATCATGACGAAGATTATTATATTTATAAACATAATCTCTCTTAATCCTATCTAATACTTCTTTACCTCTACCATATTCAAGTTCTTTAAGTAAGTTTTGATATAGACTAGAAAAATTTTTCAAATACTCACTATTTAATTTATTCCATTCTTTACCATGTTCTTTAAAAGCTTCATTATACTCATCTTCTGACATAACACCTTTCATAAATGCAAAGTCAGGTTTATATCTATCTTTATTTTTTTGTACCCAATCTATAAAGTTATCTTTATTAAACTCTATATCATTTTTATTTTTAATAGCTCTAATAATAGGGTGTCCTAATATCTCATGTATAGGCGAGTCTAATGTAGCATAAGCTAAGTTTATATAGGCTACTCCATCTTCAATCTTCCCTTTGTATTCTTTAGACCTATCTGATTCTATCTTATAAGGCATACCTATCCTATCTGCTAGTCTAGCAGCTAAGTCTCTAATAGTTTTTTCAGAAGCTATTATACCTTCATCATTACTATTTTGATAGTTAATATTAGATTGATTTTGTGCGTCTTGTTTTTTGCCCCAATCATATTTATTAATTAAATAATCTAAGGCTGTAGCATGAGAAGGTTCTCCAAGTTCTTTATAATAAACAACAGGTTTATTTTTTAATTTACCAGATTGTAACCATTCTCTAATAAATTTATGTTGTTCAGGTTTAATAGTAGTTGTTGGAGAAAGTATCCATTCTATATATTTCTCAACACTTTCTTTTGTAGATTTAGTTCTTATTAATCCTTTTTGTATTTCACTTTCAACAGAACTAAAAGGATTACCAAATTGATTATTAGTACCATTAACTCTTAAAGAAAATATGCCACCAATAGATTTAGCATATTGTACTCCTGCTGTTTGATAAACAGATTGGATTATAACATTACCTTCTTTAGTTTTATTTCCCAGCTTAGAATAAATATTAGATACTGAAACAGTATCTTTTTTTACTAAAGTATTAGCCAATTGACTAGAATCAGGGAACTCTTGGCTATTATTTGAGTCCTGCCATACTTGAATTTTAGCAGCTACTACAATAGCAGGTAGATTCAATTCTCTACTTAAAGCAATTACATCAGGATGATTGATATTAATACAAGAAGCCATTTGGTATTATTTTAAGATAAGAAACGTAATTTGTATACAACACCTACAATTAGATCAAGAACATCAGAAACAACTTGCTGTAAATATATTTCTTTTACAGTAGCTACATAAGCTTCATATGCAGTTATTTTACTTTTTAAATAAGTAACTGGATCTTGACCTTCATTAAAAGATACAGTAGTAAATCCTTTTACAATACCATATCTACCTTGTACTTGTTCTACATAACTATCTCTTAGTTCTACAATCTCTTTATATAACTCATCTAAAGCCATATGAGCAGCAAAACTAGAAGTCTGTAAATGCATCAAATGAGCTGTAATCTCTAGCTCAAATAAATCCTGGATAAAATCTTTATGTGTCATACTATTGAATTTTTAAATTTGATAGTTGAAAATGTGATAGTTACAAACATTTAATAATTTCTGATTTCTCAGTATTAGATAAAGTGTTCCAAATCTCTTCAGTCATTGTTATACCTTTTTTATCTCTAGCATTCTTTTCTAGTATAGCATCTTTGTAGTTATCCCAGCTATAGTCGTTAGTATCAATTTTAGATATTCTATTACCTACTATAGAGTCTTTATCAATTACATCAAGAATAGAATTATAATATTTATCTCTTAGCCTTTTCTGTTCTTTATTAAATTTATCAAAATTTTCTTTAGATATATCTTCCTCTTCATCTAAGTTTAATGCTTCCCTAACTATATCTTCTCCCTCTACCATATTATAAGGTTTAAGAAATAGCAATTCCTTTTCAGTAACTCCTCTTGACTTTAACTCCTTTAATATAGCTTGATAATATTCTTCCTCATTTGTTGCATATCCTTGTGCAGCCTCTCCATACCTATTAAACTCAGCAATATCTGTTTCAAAAAATTGTTTTGCCCACTCGTCAACTAAATGTAAAGTAGAAGCTTTGTCAAAATTATAATCTAAAGATTTTTTATGAATGATATAACTACCTTTTGGTATTACAATTTTATCTTTAGTTATAATTCTTTCTTCATTTTCGTCTCCTACAACTCTTTTTCCATAATCATTAGATTTTCCTTTTAAATCTAAAGGAAATATTTTATCAGCATAATCTTTATCTATTTCAATTATGTAAGGGTTTTTAGAGTATCTACTTCCGTATGATTCAGCTAGACCCATGTTATTAGCAAAAGATACACCTTCAGATCTAAATAGAGTATCATAAGAAGGAGTAAGTATTAAATTACCCTCTAAGTCAATAGTTGGACTATGCTCCTGCCCTCTGAATAAAGAGTTGTTAAAGTTATCTTTTGTTTTTAGAGTTTTACCAAACTTATTTACAGCATTCTGCTTTTGACTTTCAGGTAAAGCATTTATTTCTTCTAAAGTATATTGCTTATCAAAACCAGCATTTTTTACATTACTGTTGATAATATTCAACATATCTTGAGTTATAATAGTATTAGTAGTTGGTTCAGTTTTTTCTAATACAGGTATAGTCTCTACAGCTTTTACTTCATGTCTTTTTTCTGTAGGAGAATAAATCTGAAAATTCCTTATTTTTTGATTGTATACAGCTTTAGGTTTTAAGTATTCGTATACACCAAAGTCAGCCATTACATACACATGTTCAAAATCTTTCCCTGCTTTTACATATCTAGGAGATACAGTATCAGAATCATATGAAACATTTTTCATAGTAAATACAGTTCCATCTGCATTATACTCTATTTCACTAGTTACTTTAGGTAAATTAACATCTCTATGGTTATTTCGGATATATTGCTCAATAAAGTTTAAAGCTGTCTCTGAGTTATTCTGCTGGAATGCTTTTAAACCTTTTTCCATATGTTCTGTAAATTCCTTATTCTTAATAAAGAAATCTACTGGAATTAGTTGTCCAAAAGTATTAAATCCAAACTCAAATCCTTTTTTATAGAAAGCATATTTGATTAGCTTTTCTGCATATGCTATAGTATCTTTTGCTTGTTTAGTATCTATAGAAATTCCTGTAACTGGATTTGTATGCTCTACCTCATTTAGTAAATCATTCCAAGAATCAATTATAGTTTGAATTTCTACTTCATCATTAGTATTACCTCCAATAAAATTAACTACTCCATTCTTTAATTCTAGTCTACCTAAGAATTTATTATCAGGGTATAGCTCTTTGTATTTTTGTAATTGAGTCTGTACATTATTAACTACAGTATTGTCATATTTAAAGAAATCAAATCCAGATGCTATGTAAGTATATACAGAATTATACATAGACTTCATCTGTTCATCACTTACATAAGTAAAGACATTATCTATAGCTTCATTAAAGATTTGATAGAATACACCTCTTTCCATATTAGGCATACCTAACTCATTTACTAGGTGCTTATTCCAGTTTACTAATCCTTTATTAATTAAAGCTTCTGTTACAGTAGCATCAGGTGTAAGTGTATCTGAAAAAGATTGTTCTAGTATAGAATTACCTAATGCTTTACGTACAGTCTTGATTTTCAATAAGTTATCTATTAAAGAAGGGCCAGCACCAGCATTTGCTACTTTTACACCTTTAATCAAATCTCCTAGTTTTTTAGTAGCTACACCAAGACCTTTATACATAGCTGTATATACTGTTGTATTACCTCCTTTTATAAGACCTGATCTTACACCTTCAGAAGTAATATCAAGTGCTTGTGGCTGTAAATCAAGACTAGTATCTACTTGAGTCATAAACATTTGTGCTACATCAAGAGGTACACCTAAATAAAGTAATGTAAGAGCTGAGTTAATAGTTTCTAAAGTAAAGTTAGAATATTCAGCTTGTGGATCTTTACCATTATCTACTACAGCAGCTAATATCTGTGCTATGTTAGATGAAATTAAAGTACCATCTGTAGCATGTGTTTTAGATACTTCACTTAACTGCTCTCCATTAAATGTAATAGGCTTAACGTATACTTTACTGTATTGTATTAAAGCTTGTACAGCGTTAAAGTTGGCAGCAGATCCTACTAGAGCTTTACCTGTATTCATTCTTTTAGCAATAATAGATAGAGTAGAAGGAGAATAATAAGGATAAGTATCTTCTAGTATAGCTTCTTGTTCTTTCTCAGATAAAGCTAAGAATTTTTCTATGTCTAAGCCTTTCTTAGCTGCTCTAATCAATCTGTTAGTTTCTTTAAGTCTATCAAACCCACCAGGAGTTAGCTGCTCTTGTAGTGAACTAGGATGCTTTAAAATACTAGACATAATATCTAATATCTTATCTTCTCTTTCAGATCCACCAAAAAAGAATCCTCTTACTTTGTCAATATCAAAATCAAGACCAGCTATCTTAGTTACCATGTCTGGCATATAAATAACACCATTATCTACAGGTAAGTAACCAATTACTTTAATATTGAACATAGAATACTTTCCTTCTGTAGGAATTCTATAAACTAAACCTTCTGTTAACTTAGCATCTGGTGAATTAGCTAGCTTAACCATATCTACTAGACCAGTTTCAGAATCTATGTAGTTATATAATCTCTTATCATTAATAGGAGCGTATACTTCAAAATGACTAATTCCTTTTTTAGGATCTCCTCCATTCCATACTATCTTAGGCTGTCGAGCAAAGCCAATAGAAGAAGCATTAGCAAAAGTATAGCCATGCTCCATTTTGATTTTAGTAATCTTATTTTTAGATAATGAGTTAAGAATTTGTTCTACTCTAGTAACATGTATAGGATGTGATAAAGGTAAATTAGATACAGAGTCAATATAATCTTCTCGCATACCTCTATTTACCATATCTTCAATAAGTAGTCTCTTTACATTTTCTACAGTAACCTCACTAAGTAGTTTATCACTAGCTTCTACTACACCTTCAGTAAGTAGTTGATTATATAATTTGAAAGTACCAACAGCATCTAAGCCTTGATAGTATATTTCATTCTTATCTAAGTTAGCTGTAATCAACTTCATAATCTGTGTACCAAAAATAACATCTGAGTCAAGGTGGTGAGCTGGTGTTTCTTGCTGCTTACCCCATTGAGCTAAATCAAATGTCATATTAGGTCTCTTACCTACTTTGACAGTAGTATCATAAGTAACAAAGTCATATTTTCTGTTATCCAGATTATAAGACATTGTAGTAAAGTCATAACCCATTTGCTCTAGCCATTCCTTGTATTGAGGATTGTACATAGGGTTAGGCTTACCATTTATAGTCTCTCTACCATAGAAAGGTACTATAAGAGATTCTGAGTCTTTCTTTTGAGTAGGAGCAATAAATCCATCTTCTACTGTATTCCAATTAAAGTAGAAAGGTTTAATTACAGTAAGTGTAGCTGCTTTATTATTTCCTAGAATTTGATTACCTACATAAGAATAAGGTGTTTCTCCTTTTTCTAATACCTCAAAAGTAGCCTGCATATCATCAGTCCACTCATTAAGTGTAATCATCCTATCTCTATAAGCATATAAATCTATAAAGGTTTGAGCATCTGTTTTACTTACTTTACCATAATCAAAGCCGATAGACTTTAATTCTTCGTCCTGTTCAGACAGTTCTTCTACATCATCAATTACTAATCCTTTTTGTATAGGAGAATGTACAGTAATGCCTTTAAAGTTATTTTTGACATTACCTCGAATAACAGGAGACCAAATTTGTTTAGCTCTTTTGTAATAGTCAATTAATCCTTTATAAAAGGCAGGATCTCCTACAGTAATCCAAGAAAGCTGTGTATGAACATACATATGCTCTAAGGTATACTGAGCTAAT